CCTGCCTCTAAAATTGTTGGTAAGGCTTGTAAGATAGCTCCTCCAATAGTTGTTAGAGTAGAACTAATAGTACTTACAATTCCAGGCAAGGCGGAAGCAATACTTTGTATTACTGACACTATGATTGAGGATACTGTACTCATAATGCCAGGCAAAGCATTAGCCAAATTAGTCAAGAATGTAGTAATTGACGTAGCCATATCGTTAATTACTGCCTTAACCCCGTCAGCGTTAAACTGACCCAACGCAATGAACTTAGCTGCAAAAGTAGCCAAGAGTCCAATTACAATACCAATAGGGCCTCCCAGTCCAGCAAACCCTAATCCTAGTGAAGTTATTACCGAAGCAAATAGACTTGCTTTAGTTCCCACACTATCAAAGTTAATACCCAACTGAGACAAGAAATTCTTCGCTACGCCCCAAAGCCCTGTAAAGAAACCACTAATAGTAGTAGCAGTGAATCCAAGTTTTTCAGCCAAACTAGACAAGCCACTTGTAATTCGATCTAAAGCAAAGTCTTTAACCTTAACTGCTACCTGACCCAGTACACCCAGGAACTGAGTGAACTTTTCCCAAGCCCATTGAATAGCTGGGCCTAAGAAGTTTTTCAGTGATGTAGCAATGTTGTTAACTGCGTTCCTGAAAGTCTCAGATTTATTATAAGCTATTAGGAAGATAGCAACTAGAGCAGCTATGGCAGCTACTACTAGTCCTACCGTTCCCATAGTTCCCATAAATCCAGCTCCTAAGAAGTCAATAGCTGTTTTTACTTTGGCAATAGTAGTAATAATAGTACCGAAGATTAAAAGCAAAGGACCCACAGCAGCCAAAATAGCTCCAAAGGCCACAATCATTTTTTGGATGCCTGGAGGAGCTTTGACAAAGGCCTGTACTACTTTAGTAATTGCGTCTACAATCTTACCTAAAGCAGGTGCTAGGATTTGTTGAATAATAATCCCTGCGGACTCGAACGCTCCCTTCATTTGTTCAATCTTACTTTTAAGATTCTGCTGCATAGTATCTGCCATCTGTTTAGCGGAGCCGTCTGCATTTTTAAGGGAGTTAGTAAGAGCATCAATTTTTTCAGGACCTGCTTCCATAAGGGCTAACATACCTGAAAGGGATTGTTGTCCGTACAAAGTAACGAGATGTCGATTTCGTTCCTCGTCTGTAAGTCCTGCGGTAGCCTTTTTCAGTTGACCAATCTGGTCTTTAAGTGGAAGCATTTTACCCTGTGCGTCGTAGAATGACACACCGAGTTCATCCATGGAAGCTTTCATTGCTTTGGTAGGATTCGCTAAACGAGATAAGGCTCCACGCAAGGTGGTACCTGCTTGTGAACCCTTAATACCTGCGTCACTCATAATACCAATTGAGGCAGCAGTTTCTTCCAAACTAATACCCATGGCGTGTGCAACAGGGGCTACATATTTCATAGCTTCCGCCATGTCACTTGCTTCTGCGTTAGTATCTGCGGCAGCACGAGCAAACACGTCTGCAACGTGTCCTGCCTGTGTAGCCTCTAAACCAAACGCACGGAGGGAAGTTGCCATAGCGTCTGCACTAGCAGCTACATCTCCTCCTGAAACAGCAGCAAGGTCCAAAGTACCTGGCATGGCTCCCATAATCTCGTTAACGTTAAAACCTGCAGAAGCTAGGTTTTCCATACCCTGTGCAGCTTCTTTTGCACTGAACATGGTATCCGCACCTAACTGAATAGCTTGTTGGTTAAGAGCCTTAAGTTCACTTCCTGTGGCACCGGAGATTGCTTGTACCCTGGACATTTGAGCTTCGAACTCGTTACCTACTTTAATCGCAGCAGCTGCGATACCTAAAATAGGTGCAGTTACTCCTAAAGTTAAGGCTTTACCCAAGCTAGTCATTGCTTGTCCTACCTGAAAGGAACGGTTCATCTCAAGTGCGGCACGTTGAGCTTGACTTTGAGCAAGGTTAAGTTGGGACGTAAAGTTGGACGTGTCCAAAATCATTTTAGCGGCAATCGTACCTAAATCCATGTATCAGTCTCCTTACGTCATAAGTAATGATTGTAGTCCTGGGTTTTTCTTCTTGTCTTGTTCGAAACGAGGTTTCTTATCCTCGTCCAACTGACGTAGGAAGTAAACGCAGGCTACATCAAAGCAGTAACATCCTATATCCGTAGAAAGACCTAGCACTTGACTAGGTCTTACATTAAATTCTCGGGATACTGCTAAAGTGTTCATAATTTCAGGACTCTTAACGAAAGGATTCTAAATCAGTAACCTCCCCATACATAGCTGAGAAGAGTGTCATAAGTTGTTCGTCTGTAAGGTAGTCCCCAATTTCATCATAGCTTGGCTGAACAAGACTTGCTTTTGCAAACACACGAAGAAGTGAAGCCATGTCTTGTAATCCACTTTCACTTGAGTTAAGTTTGTCAATAGCAGCTTGCTTGTCAGCTTCAGTAATTGCAGCTTTTGGATCTTTTGTCTTACCGTTCGAATTTCCGAAAAGTTCAGTTACTTTTGCCATAAGTGTGTTAGGGATTGTTCCGTTAGACAACATTGTCATAACACCTGTGCTTTTAATTTGAACAGGGATTCTTTCATCCCCTGGGTTAAATCCAGGCAAAGTGATGATGCGAAACGCACGGTTTTTAAAAGCTTCGGCAGTAATTGGTTGAGTAGTCATATTAAAATCCTCTTTCTAAGTAGTGATCTAAAACTGTAAAATGTTCAGTTATCCAGTATGAGTTTCCTCAGTACCTGTAGCAGCGGCAGGAGTTCCTGTAGGGTTACCTGGTGTTCCTGCTACTGGAGAAGCAGCAGCTTCGTTCTTCTTAAATTTAGCAATAAGTGTAAGTTCACGATCTGGCAAAACATCTGCATCAAAGTCCCAGATACGAGATTCGCCAGCTACTTGCCAACCTACAAAGGTATGGTCTACAAGTGTAGGATCTGCAGGTTTTGGAGCAATTTTTTCTCCAGGAATGATTTTAAGGTTTGCAACATCCCCTGTTCCTCCGTTAAGGTTAAACGTAACCTGACGAGGCATTTTAGGGAGTGTAGCTACATAGTCCATTGACTTAATTGGAAGTCCTGCTTTTGTAGCCTCACGTGCCTTAATTGTAAATTCTGGAGCGTAGAACTCTTTACCTACGTTCATGCCAGGAGCCTTACCTTCACAGTTATTAAGAGTAATCTTAACATAGTTAACGATAGAGTCTCCAATGTAGTTAGCTACATAGATTGACATACGGAACGGCTTCATATTAGCTGAACCTACAGTCAACATAGGTGAGTCATAACCTACAATGTTTTGTGAACTGTCACGACGAACATCCCCACCCTCAATAAGAGCTACAATTTCAGGATCGAACGTGTTGTCCGTAAATGTAAGGTCGTAACCGTACAAAAGATCCGGAGTACGAACAATCGCAAGGATGCGAGTGTCGTTACGTTTGATTTCTTCGTCCCCTTCACTAACAACGGCTTCAAGCTCTGCAGTTTCTGCTGTGTCTACAAAGAATTTAGCTGAGTTTTTAGTTGGAAGTTGAGTCAGTGGATCAATTTCTTCAATTTCTACACACTTAATGCCGTATAGAATATCTTTACTCATTAAATAATTCCTCCTTGTGGTATTCGGTATTCAATCTCCATGCGATGTCGTGCTAATGTTGGATCATAATAGTCACCTGTTTCTGCGTAAGTAACTTCATAATCCAACGATTTCAACAATCGGCGAACTTGTGCTCCATACTCGTCGATGGGGATAATAGAATCCGCTCCAACATAAACCTGCACCTTCCAATAGCTAAAACTACACAAACTATTGCGTTCACTAGCCATGCGGTGACTATATGTTAGTACGATATAATTATCCGGACGAGAAGTATGAACATCGTCAAAGTTGCCTACATCGTTTGGGAGTGCGTTAGGTTGAAAGGTAGGTAATATTTTATTCAGTTCGTCCATAACGGATTTACGTTCATTCAATTACTTTACCTCCTAACTAACTAGACGCTTAAGAGCTCTATAGAGTTCAGGAACTTGACTCTCTACGGAAGCTTCTAGTATTTTACTTTTTCTTTGGTGAGCAAGTTCCAACCAATAACCGTAACTCATGTGGTGAGCTACCGCCATCATAATTTGGTCTTTTGTTACCCACTCTGCCGAACCTTTCAAGGTTTGCCGAGCATTACCTGTTCGGTTAATCCAAGGTCCGTTTGCTTTGGCATAAGCCTCCATTTTAGTTGAAGCTACCTCACACACCGTAAGGACTGCTGTCTCAAAACGAGAACGGTATTGGACACACTCAGCTATAAAATTACTTGGGTCTACATGCAATTCAGCCACTAGTCCATCACCTCCAACATTACTTCAATTAGCAAATTCTGCTCTAAAATGTTCGTCACTTCGGTAACTTGATACTTACGCTTGGATCCGTTAACCTGAATAATATCCCTAACTTGAATATCTAAAGTCGGTTCGTAAGGGATCCATAACTTAATACTATTTTGAACAAACACACGTCCTGCGTCACTTGCGTTAATGGATAAGTTGGGGGCAGAACTATTATCGAAGATTGCTTTAAGGGAAGAAGTCACAACTATGGGAGTTTTCGATTTAGTTCTTCCTCCGTACCCATCCGGTGTAAACGTATACCTAGTCACTGTAATGTAACTAGGTGCTGCGTTTAGGATACGTTGTATCTGTTTTTCAAAATATTTTCGGTTTAACGTCATGTACCATCAGCCCTTTTCATTAGGATAGTAGACCCAGTACTGGATTTAAGTTGCTCATTTTGTTGCTCCTCTAAATACTCATTATAGAAAAGCTGAGACATTCGCTTCCAATAATCTGCGTCACTGTTCAATCGAATAGGACCTAAAGTAACTACATCGTTTTGACTATTTAATAGACAAAGTTTGTAGCTTACGTAAGCTACTGATTTGTGACGATCTAAAAGAGCCGAAATTTGTTCGTCAGTGTATTCATTAGGAGATGTTCCACCACTTAAGTTAGTTTTAACTAATTGAATTTCGGTCTCTCTTAACATACTATTCTCCTAACTCAAATTGAATAAGAGCGTCCACAAGTTCATCCTTACGAGACAATGATTTAGTATCAATGCCGTTGGCAGTAGCAAGATCACGAAGTTCGTTCACTTTCATTTTCTTGTACTCGCTACGCATTTCCTCAACCTCTGGGTTATCCTTAGGCTCTTCCAACTCCTCAACGATTGGAGTTTCCTTTGGAGACTTTTCACTAATGGCAGTAGCTTCTTTTACAGGTTCAGCAAATCCTCGGGAAATAAGGTCGTTCCCAAGTGTAGCAGGAGCTTCGAAAACATTGCCTTGGGGAACAACTGTTCCAGCTACAATTAAAGTCGTAAGGGCTTTATAAGCTAAAAACATAGTCTACCTCCTAGTTAGTTTTAAGGGTACCTACATAGTCAATACCCTCAAACGAAGGAATCATTACTGCAGAAACGACAGTAACCACGTTCACTGGGTGTTTTTCTTTGTAAGTAGTGATTGTAGGACCGCCGTTAAGTACTTGAACGGTAGCATCAGTTCCACCTGTTGCAAGGTCAAACGCTTCTGGAGTAGTTCCGTACCATGTATGTCCAACTGGAGTTGGAGGCAAGAGAACTACACGTCCATCATCAATAAGGTTGAATTGACGGATGTTACCTACATCTGGAAGTTTGTCCGCACTTGCGAACTGAGCAATCTTCTTAGTGTAAACTGCAATTTGAAGACCTGTGTGAGCTGAAATAAATTGTTCAGCTTGTTGTGGAAGAACAACGAGGTTTTCCCAAGATCCAGCAAGTCCCAAAGCAAGAGCTTTCTTAATTGAGTCACTATAAATAAGATCATTGTAAGTGTTACGGTTAAGAAGCATACGAGTTGGACGAACACCTGTACGGTTTTCAATATCGTCCAAAGCAGCCATAATGTCTTTGATTGGGTCAGAAGTTGTGCGATCTGTCCATTTCTTAGCAGCTGTGTATTGTTGAGCCGCAGACATATTGTAGTCGTAAGTGTATTGAGCTTCAGCGTTGGTAGATTTAACAGTAAATTTACCGTATTGAAGCAACTGCATACGCATGTATTCTGCTTGTGCTTCTACACCATCTACAAGGTTCTTAGTGTCATCGTAAAGCTGAGTGATGATAGGCTGAGCAAGTGAAGTACTTTGGTTCAACAACATTTGCAAGTTTTGACGGTCTTTTTCACCAAGTCGCATAGACTCACGGAAGAATGCCATCTCTGTTGCTTGTTTTTTGAATCCAGCACGTTCACGCAAGCTAGCTTTAGCATCATAGTTAGATGGTTGGATAGTTACAGGAAGGTTGTTAGCTCCTTTAAGCCAAGAAATGTCTGTTCCCGTTTGTTGTGCATTAGGGAAAAGTTCTGGACCGATGTAAGGAATTGCATTAGAAGGCAAAGCTTCCAAGTAACTAGCGACCTCGTTGGCATTTAGATAATCATAAATGTTCATTAAAGTAGGCCTCCTTATTATTTAACAACTAAAATCATAGGGTTAGCTGATTCTGGAACAGCTCCGCCCACTTTTTGAAGAGCGGCGTATTTAACAAAACCGTGAACAAGAACAGTAACAGTGACATTTTCTTCACCTGCATAAACTTCTTGGTCACTAAAGATAACGCCGTCGAATTTTTCACCCGCACCTGCGACTTGCAATCCAGTTGAACGTCCGTCCAACGAAGTTGCATTCTTAACCGCAGTACCTGCTAGGATGTATTTCTTATTTCCTACCGTAGTAGCTGCTGTAGCAGGGATAACTGCTGGCAAGGCTACATAGTGGTCAGGAATTGCGGAAATGCTGCGAGTGGTTTGTGAATAATCAGTAGTATTTACACGAACTTCTGGCATGTAAAATTCCTCCTATTTGAAATATGAAGATGTTTGCTCTTTAGTTTGAGCTCCACCTAAAGCAGCAGCTAATTGTTTACCGAAAGCACCCACTTCTTTAGGTGTTTTAGCTCCTCTACCCATACGGTCAGGACTGCCAGGATTTCCAGTACCTTTAGGATTATCTGTAGGTTCTTCTTTAGGTTCTTCTTTAGGAACAGGTTTGAACAAGTATTGCTTATGTTCACGAAGTTCCTTAAGTTGATCCTCCAAACCGTCAACAGATCCATCATCGGCGACTGTAATTTTAGACATATCCATAAAACCTAAAATATCAGTAGCAGGAGCAATTGAGTCAGTAATAAGTGGTTGAAGACGAGATTCAATAACAGCAGTTTTTGCCAACTGTGATTGCGTGTTCAAGCGCTTTTGCAAGTCTTCGATAGTGGCGTGCGCCTCGCTACCTTCTTCGACTTGCTTTTCAAGTTCAGTAAGTTTTGCCTGCTGTTCAGTTACTGAACGGTTAGCCGCATCACGTTGTTGGATAACCTCGTCGAATCTTGCGTGCGGTACAAAATGACTTCCATCACCGTCAATGAAAATTTTAGCATCTAGTTCTTTCGAATTAGATTTAATAGTTTCAGTTACGGTTGTAATTGTACTATCATCTAAACCTTTTAGCAGATCCGTAAGTTCATAAGACATATTACATTCCTCCGAGTTTACGCTCTCCAGCTGAGTCTTACGTTTTTGTTCAGTACCGCAGAAACTGAATAAAAATTCGAGGCGTTAAGGTGCCAAGTGTCCTTTGAAATTATTATAAAACAAAATAGATTCAGTCACAACACGACTGAACCTATTTACTGTAGACTAGTTTTTGAAAATTATTCAGTTTTGATAAATCTTGGATTACGGTAACTATTAGTATCTTCATCTAATAAGTCACTGTACCAACTATCTAACATATCATTCGAATCCCCGTTAACCCAATCCCTTAACTCGTCTGCAATTTCTTCCAAAGACTTATCGTACCATACTGTTTGATAGCACATACCATTAGGGTGGTCGAAGGGACAGTCCTCTGCGGTAAAGATTTCACCGTCCAAATCAATACAAGTTTGACAAGTTCTGCCAGGAGCATGAACGGAGTGCCATTGAACTTTTTTAGCGTAAGGGTTAATTTTAGACCATTGTCTTACTCCTGCGGTAGCTGAATGACTAATTGTAGTCCTAGCTAGTCGTAAGGCATTATATTCTAAATTCGAATATTTTTTAGCCGTTACTGGACCTAGTGTTTCCTTAACCTTATCATAGTCCCAAGTTTTTCGAGCTTCAGGACGGATAAACTGTTCTAGTAGTTTAGCAGTATCTACCGCAGACATGCCGGACGCAACTGATTTGGTGATAACTTCGTGTACGGTAGTGGATGCTTTTGAACTAATAGACCATATACGTTTTGAAAGTCCTTTGTTATCCTTGTAAATTTCTCCCTTAACAACTGCCTCCGCTGCCTGTTTAGAGTAAACTTTAGAGGCGTGTCTAAAAGTAGTTCCAAAGTCTTTGGCAGTATTTTGTCCACCTTCACCTAAAAGGTTTAACATCTGCGTAACTTGAGCATCAATTACATTTTGAACAGCTTTATTTGAATATTCACTAACTAATTGATCTAATACTGTATAGAGATCGTAAGCATAGTCTTTGTAAATACGCAAAGGAAGATAACCATTTTTTGACTTAACAAGTTTTGCAATAAGGTCCTCACCGGCAGCTTGAAAAGCCTTAAGAACTTCCTCTTCTTGTTCTAAACTTAACTTAGCATTAGTTAAGTGAATTGCTTTTTCCCAACTACTTAGATAGTCGTTCTCTTTCCTTACCATCTATATCATACTCCTGTTTCAGCTTAACTAAACGAGCAGCAATTTTAGTAGCTGCGTTTTCGTCCTTATGCATAAGTTCGTGATATGTATGGACATTCATTTTATCACCCTTGTTCAGTTCTTGTTGGATTTCACGTTTTAACTGCTTACGCTTGCTAATGTACTTATTGACGTAGTAGTCTCCAATAAATGTAGTATAGCGACGATGACATTTAGGACACTCAAAGTAAGTCCAAGTAACTTCCGGACCTACTTTAGTAGAAACAACATCTTCAGCCTGCAACTCAAAAGCATGTTCACACTCATTACATCTCACTTTGAACTTGCGAGGATTCTCTTTGTCCTTCACTAGTTGATTCTGTTCCTTCTTCATCTGCTTCTTTCGGTTTTGGATACCCATCTTGTTCCTCCTCTAATATTGGTTCCTGTGTAAGTTCGTCTACTAAATTAGGCAAGGCTCCTCCTGAAACCTCGTCCAAATCAGCTTGCTCTTCCAAAATACGTTGCCACTCTTTATCAGCTTTTTCCTTCTTACTGAACTCTTCAATGTAAGATTGGTGACTTCGAACATTGTTTTGTACCTCACTAATAGCTACTTGACGAGCTGCTGCTTCGTCGCTAGGAAGTGGATATTTATGTTCAATGCTAAGAGTAGTTAACGTTAAATAGCTATTTAAAATGTTTTCAGGAAGTTCTTCTGTAGTAACATTTACCTTCTCTAAAACTTCTTCCAACATATTCACAAGCCATTGTACCGCCGAATCCCATTCTACCCATTTAGAGTCACATCGACTCATTAAGTCATAAAAGAGGAACTGCATTGCAATGCCGGACGGAGCTGACTGAACTTTTTCAGGAAGTGGTTGATCCATTAGTTCATACATTGCTCGTTTAGCTTCATCTAAATAGTACTGAGTTGCAGGTAGGAAGTTAAAGCTGCCAGAAATGTTAGTAACTTGAGCTTGTTTGCCTCCTGTACCTCCAACGTTAGAAGAAGGGTCAGATTTTAAGTCTACTACAGCATTAGGTGCAATTTTCATTCCCTTTAGTGAAGCAGAACTTGCGTCAATAATGACAGGTTGTTCGAACATTTTAAACTTAAGAGCGTCTCGTAAGTCAGAAATTGTTCGATTGTGATTGTCTGCAATAGTAATAAGATCTTTAACGTCACTAGAACCGTAAATATCATTAGTAAGAGGTTCGTTAAGGATTACACGACATGGAATCTGAGACAGTCCTGTAGGAGCAGATTCTGTTACTGCTAGTGGAACTTCGATTGGATTGCCCATGTTATCTTCAATAGTAACCAACTTAGCGTCTACCTTTTTAATAGTAGTAGAGCCATCCTTGGCTACATAGATTTGATTAGACTCACCGTCAGTTAAAGCATAAGTTAACCAGCATTGCTCCTCTTTATTTTCAAGAGCTTCTTCAATGCCGGAGTCACTAGGTCCTGACTTCATCTCATAACGATAGTGGTGCCATAACTGAGCCTCTGTTTTCATGCCTTTGGTACGTTCGTCCTGATAAACAATATCCACGGACAAAAGACGAGAAGTGTTGCGAGGGTCTACAATGTAAGTAAATTGAGGCATTGGGTAAAACCTAACATCAATAGGTTCTCCCTCGTTTGCAATTACTGTCATTAGTACTCGTTTACCTACTGTAGCATCTACTAAAGCATTAGCAGCTTTACTCCAAAACTTATTTTGCTCTAAAATAGACTCGAACAAAATGCGTTTATTTTCAGCGGCTTCTTCCTGCCCAGACTGAATAGCATTGAACGTAAGTTCTGGCGAAGTTCCCATCATAAAGCGGGATTGTTTACGAACTAACTGCTTAATGTAGTTACGAATTTCACGTGTAGGAACATAGTCTAAACCGTCTACATCAATCTTCCAAGTTTGACCGTAATTAGAGTCTAAATTGTTAACGTCAAAGCCGTCAAAGTATTGATAATACTTTTCAACTTCCTGCAGTTCTTGTTTAAACTTAGCGTTCTGCGCAAGTGGGCTGCTAAATGCTTGGCTTAGGACTTCGTCTGTGTGCGAAACTTCTGTTGATTTTTTAGCCATTATTATCCTCCTATATTATAGTATACAACTAATTACCTATAATTGTATACTATGCTCTTGCTCCTTTACCACTTAATACCTGAATTTCAAAACCGAAATCGTCGTTAATCAAAGCATCTGTAAGACAGGCATATCTATTACGGTCCATACAGTGGTCATTTTCTTTAACCACTTCGTCCCTGCCGTGTTCACTTGCTTTAGTGTCCCAGCTATAAGAATAGTACTCGTCTATATCATGTACGTTACTAGGGTCAATAGTAAAACGTTTTTCATGTAGCAATTCTGCGTGGAAGGAAATACCTAACGCTACATCGTTTCGGGCAGGTAAGATTTGGATACCTTTTCGAACAATATAAGGATGCTTTTGTAGTTCAATAATCATAGCAGACGCAGATGGGTCAAGTATGATATATTCAATAGGATACTTCCTAATCATGTTCACTAAATCATTTGCGTATTCTTTAGTGGTCTTCTGTAACACACCACCGAAGGATTGATTAGAGTCAACATCTGCCTCTGTGAGTTGTTGTTCTGCTTCACGCCCCGAATGGTAATAAGATTCAATTAGGTGATAGTGTTTCAAACGGTTCGAATATCCATACACTCCAAAAGTAGTAGCGTTATAGATACCAAAGTCCCCTGCTACAAAGATTCGATCCCACTGTATATCTAATGTTCGAACATGGTCTTCCTCGTTAAACATTGAATAAACCAAACCGTCCGCTGTTACCCAAAGACCTAAAATGAATCTTTTACGGAAGACACCTGCATACATCTTCTCATAACGCTTACGAATATGGTCGTTAAGACTGGGATTATCGTCCATTGTAAAATGTAGATAAAGAACACGTTTTTCAATAGCCTTATCAATCCAGTTCTTTTTGAAATAGTGGTTAGGGTTAGACGGGTTGCAACTGAACCACATTTTTGAGCCAAAGACTGAACAACGTCCAGTCGCTTGGTTAACAAAAGATTCGGGCATAAGAGCAACCTCGTCACAAAAGATCCCTGCTAATGTAATCCCCTGTATTAGATCCTGACTAGCTTCGTCCTTACCGCCAAAGATATGGAAGTAGTTAATAACTTCTTTATCTGCTTCCTTACGTGCAATCACTAATAGATTTTCATTGCGAACATCTTCAATCACATAACCGCGACTTGAAAGCATTTGCTTAAGAGGTTGCACTACGTTACGACGAGCTGAATGAATAGTCTTACCGCAAATAGCAAAGTTTTGTCCAGTGAAATCCTGCATTGCCCAAAGGACAAAAGATAGTGCCATGGATACCGTCTTACCAGAACGAATTGAACCATCTGCTATAACTACATCGAAATCTTTATAAGGTGAATTATCTGTCCACCATGTTAGCAACTGTAATTGTTTTTTACTAAAAGGTACAAAGTTGAACCTTTGTACCTGATTTTTCAATCTTCCCATTAGCTACCTCGTCGAAGGATTTCAGCTGGAGCTTTTTGTCCTACTCGAAGATGTTCCGCTTGGTCTGGTGTTACCATAAAACGTCCATAACCACTTACATCAATAAATCCATTTCCTACACGTTCAATCACGCCAGGATTTGAAGAAACATAGACAGGTTCTTTTGGTGGACGTGGCCAACATACAACGATAATAGTAATTGCTACTACAATTACCGTACACAAAAATTCTTTCTTAGTCATGTTCAGTACCTTTCTAATTACAAGATTTTGAAATGAGTAGGAGTAGCTTGATAAGCCCATGCTTCACTTTGGTTGGTAGTTTTTACAAGACGACCGCTCTCTACTTTAATCATTGTGCCTTCTGGGAACCTTTCAATGTCTGTTACATCGTTTTGAACAAACCCACGATATTTAGCAGGAGCGTGAGTTCCAGGATCTGCCGCTGAAAGCATTACTGCGTAAGCTTCAAAGTTATTATTTGCAATTACCGCAGAACTATCACTTGCTAATTTAATAACTGAACCTTTAGCAATAGATGAAGATGTTTTATTGTAAGCCTGCACTACTTCGTCACCGAACTGAATAGGAAGAGCTTCTCCGCTAGTGTTACGATGTTTGTGAGGTAGCATGGTATTTCCTGACCCTGTAATTAGGATATGGTTACCGTGCCCTTTACCAGATTGTTCATCCATATTATAGACAGGTTTATCTAAAATACAATTGTTCATATAAACAGTTGAATCTTCTGACCCTGTGCCATAAGTACCAAAACGAACAGCATAGTCTTCCCAGTTATTTTTATTTTCCCCACGGAACTCACAGTCAGTAAGAATGAATAGGTTAGCCTTTTGATTAAAGTTTGTGTGGAACGAGAACGGTGTAGTAGCTGACTGGAAGTAACAACGAACAAACTCCCAGCGTCCCTTAGATCCTGAACCACCTGCGACTGCTTGAACAGATTGCCAAACACCCTGCTTGTTACCTTCGTGAATAAAACGACAGTCAGTGATAATAACATCACTATTATCAAACTGATTGTTGGTTTCAAAGTGAGCAACATAACGAGTATTCTTTGCCCTAAATTCAATACCTTTAATTCGATTATGCTTCCATACATTTAGAGGACTAATACGACGAGAAGCATTGTCTGTAATTTCATTATCGGGGATAAGGATTTGAAGAACTACTTTGCCTACACCCTCCAAGTTAACATAGTCAGGAAGGATCATACCTTGTCGTTCGTCAGCTGTTTTATCTGCGATATCTACAAACTTCTTACCACCAAGTTCTTTATAAAGGTCATAAGTACCCGCACTAATTCGAACAGTAATAGGACGAGCTGGAGTTGTAATGTTACCTGCTTTAGCAACTGCGTCTAATACTTTTTCAAACTCTTTGCCTGGACCCACTTCAATCACATCACTTGTATCAGCGACAATAAGATTAGGAATGAACACCTTATTTTCTTGTGACCCATAATTGTTCAACAAGTCCAATGTAAGTTGAGCTACAATAGGAGTTCCATCATATTTGTTATTAGTAGTTACCCAAAGCAATTTATCTTCATTGTACTTAAGTTCCCCACTCTCTGTGGCAGAATAGTTAATGTTCGAAGACCCTGAAAGCTTTTCCCAATTAGTGTTATCTGTTTTTGAAATATAAGTAAAGAATTGTCGAATGTTCTTAAATGAATAAGTAACACCCTTCTCTAACTTAATAGCACTAAAACAGTCCCAGTCTGCACTACTTCCTGGAGTAGGACTTCCTGACCAAAACTTACCCGGATATTTAGTAGCTTTGTCCAACATATTGCCTGAACTATAAATACCATTTACATTATGTAAGTCAACTGTTCCAGTTACTTGGCTACCATCAATCTTCAGTGACGGAATAACTGTGTTCAATACACCGTAACGATGTCCTGTAGGGTCTGCTAAATAGTCACCCAACTTAGATTTGGGTTGGTTAAAGACTGCTGGGTTCGTTGTAATTTGAGTAGACAAAGCTAAGAAGCCATCTTGTTCTGCGGTAAAGTCCCCGCTCCAAGGTTCATTCTTGCTACTGTTAATTTCTTTAACAATCGTCTTTCTATCCATCCCAACTTGAAAACTAAAAATACCGTAAAAGCCGTGAAGGTAGAATGTTTGCCCAGACTTAATAGGGATAAGTGGATATCTCTTCCAGTCCTGCGAATCATAAGATCCAATAACATTACCTTGCTTAGTATATACTTTATAATTTTCACGAGAAGACTCGTCAATTAGATAAGTAGTTGAACGGGCAAAGGTTGTCATTTCAGGACTGACTGAGTTTTGAGCAATGCCGGAAGATTGATAATCTCCACCCTTAACCCAGTTACCATTCTTCCAGTAAAACCATTCTCCACCAACTACATAAACACCGGGTCCTCCATTCGGCACTGCTCTTTTAAGTTCATCTAATGACCCATAAGCACCGGCAGGATTTCCTCCAGACAAAGCAGTAAGCATTTCTTTAACATAGTTAGCGTCTGCCTTACCGTTCATTAGTTCTGCAATCTTTTCATTGAAGACAGATAGGTCAGTCTTAGCTGCTTCCAAGTCACTAAGCTGGTCGGCGATGGATGCTACTTGACTATCAGGCAATGTTTTAGATAAACGTTGGAACCAATCGTAGAATTGATTCATTACATTTTCAACTTCTGCGATATAGTATTTAGACGCAGCGTTTGTCATCACTCCAGGTTTTACATAAATACGGAAGTTGGCAGTTGACGCTACGACCGTACCGTTCTTATCAGTGATTCTAAAGAACACCTCTGGGATAAGTCCTACTTTGAAAGTAGATGCTGCTGGCAGAATGGCAATAAGTTTACCGTCACTACTATGAGCAGGAACACTAAATTCACCTGCGTTACCATAACCCTCCAGCGTTACAGTCTTATCAAAAAACCAAGCGGAGTTAATAATGTTACCATCGTCCAACAAGGTAGCTTGAATACGAATACCATTCTTGTCCCCTTGCCTAATATAGACGATAGGTGCTTCTGCTCCACCCTTTGGTGATAAGTTAAGGGTTAGAGATTCAACACGCCATTGATCAATTTGAACCATTTAAGATCCTCCTTTACTAAACTACTAAAATTATAACACATATAATAGGAAAAGAATTAGTCACGTTTACTTTTCTTCAGTTGATTTTGTTTCCGTTTGTTCTTTTAAATAAGCTCCAGTTTCCTGCGCAAACTCTTTCCAAACTGCCGCTGCTGCGTTGTCCAAAGCTTCAACAAAGTTATCCTTCGCATCATCAACTGCTTCTCCCTCACCCATCTTCTTGCGAAGTAGGGTTAGCTTATCACGTTCAATCTGCAACCTATATTGAACTTCGGCAGGGATCATACCGTTAGCTTTTTCTTGTCCGGTCTGTGCCCTGTCTATAATATTTGAAAGAACATCCAAAGCTCCCCACCTAATTTGTCCTTCTTTAGTCATTAGGTATTTGTCAGGATTGTTTAAAGCCATTTCAATTATGTTCATTAGCTTTTCCCATGCGCTGTGGTATTTAATGTTAACACTAACTTTAAACCCTGCATACATTTGGGTAAGTGTATCGTTAGTGACTAATGACTTCTCATCGTCAAACTGTTTCTTTAACTTAACCCACTTTTCTTTCGAACGCATAATTTCGACAGTGGTTTTTGAAACACCATAACGATTAGCAATCTCTTCCGTTGTCATACCCCTAATGTATTCTAACTTCATACGTTCATTGCGTTCGGCTTTGGATAGTTTAACACCTTTATAATCGTACTCAATCATCTCGTCCGGCTCAACGCGGGATTTAAGTTTGGTAGACTTCTTACCAGTCTTAGCTCTCTTACGAGTCTTCTTTACTTTAGGTCCCGTCACATTCTCAGTCATGTAAGTCCTCCTTATAATAGTAACTACATTATAGTCTAAACTAGAAGGAAGATCAATAACATACTAATAAGACTCTATGTTATATTTGTTCAGTTAATACTGATTCAAAAAATGTTCATGTCTTGTTTACTAAAATGTTCGGTAATTGTTTTTCAAATTGTTCAGTTCTTGGGTGTCAAAATGTTCAATGTTTATTGTTCTAAAAATGTTCACTAATTCCATTACTCACGTGGTGATAAATGTTCAGTTCTTTGTGGTTTAAATGTACCTAAATTTTGTTCAATTTTTATGTTCAGTTCTTTAAATGTTCAGTAATTATTTTCGAACATTATTGTACTTTCGAACATTGTTCAGTTCCTTAAATTTAAGATGTTCAGTCTTTTCGAATATTGTTCGAAAGTGGAAAATGTTCAGTTATTTTGGGTTTTCGAACATTGTTCAGTTCTTGTTTTTCAGTGTTTTGTTCACTAATTTTAAGGTAGGTAAAGTCCTTAAAAACCCTTTATTTACAAGGATTTTAGAAATAGGTTTGTGTAAGTGCTTCTTGCCTATTTCCGTATACCTTCTTATCTATTTCCAGATACCCTTTTGCTTGGATCCTTATGCTAATTACTATGTCTATTATCCTTATTATTACTAGTGTTTGTTAGTATTATAAATGGAATTAGTTGTAGATGTTCAGTTATTTACATTGCGCATTTTTTATTTGGATCCTTTAGTTATAAGGGTTTGTTAGGGTTTTGTATTAGTTATGTTTTAGTATAGTTAGATGGGTGTATGAGTATCTTTTCTGCGCATTTTTGGTTGTTTTCTATATGTCTATTAGTATTGTTTTAGTTGGAAAATAAAAAAGTTCAGTAGGTTTTAATTACTGAACATTTCTTGCTTTATTTGATTTCTGCTACTTGGTTATTACACTCTAAACATCTCCACCATTTACCACTTGGAACTGCTTTTAACGTTCCTGGCAATGTTTCGCCGAACTGTGTTTCGATAAAGGTACCTGTGTATTTCATTGTACGACCAATGTTAGTTGAATTACATTTTGCGCATTTCATATTCTGTGCCCTTTCTACATTTTGATATAACTCTAAACACTCCCTATCACTGAACAATTTTCCGTGTTTATATATTTGACCTTCCGGCAAATCTTCATATTCAGTTCCTGCGTCAAGTAAGTCTCCGATTGTATGGACATAGGCTTTCAAAACACTGAATATTCCTGGAGCATGATCCTTTCTTAACTGAACATCGTTACACGTCATCCACTTCTGAGGATTGTTATTATAGACCCTAATACCTTCAATGTAGGATCTGTCTGGGTCAATGTTACCTAACATTCGAAGATTTGCTGCGTTCATCATCATATCCAAGTAGACTTGAAATAAGTCTAACTCGGGCAGGTATTTGATAGTTATTTTGCGAATTAGGATAACTGGACTATTTTTGATAACTTGGATAGGTCCGTGTTTCCTGTGTTTGTGCTTTATGTTTTTCCGCTTTTTTGATACTGGCATAGCAGCTACTCCTACATATAGTCATCCACAATATACATTGTGTTAGTTGGATTGATTTGAACTGAACATTTTACGTCGCGAATAAATTGTTCAATCTGTTCCATGTTTTCAAAGTTAACTAATACATAAGTATGATCCTTATGTACGTCACTCATTAGCTTTCCGCCAACCTTGTTAAACGCTGTGAGGTATACTTTATACCCTAACACCATGTCTTCACTAAACTTAACACTGACTACCTTAAACTCCATTAGTTAACACCTCCAATGACACGCGCAGACTGTTTTCTTAACTGTGTAGCGTAAGCTGCACATACCATGCTATTAAAACGTTGTGCAAGATAGTCATAGTAATCTGCCTCGTTCAGTGTTCCAAGTGCTACATAGTTTGTAGCCTGTTGTGAAAAGGTAAGAGGTGTGTTTTTAACCCCCTTTGTGTAAATCGGTTCATTGTTCATTTTTGTTCCTCCTAATAGTAAAATTTCCCGTAATCCAAAGTCAATACGAGGACGACCATACTTGCTAAAACTAACATAGTTAAACTCCTTTGTTATTTCGAATATTTTTTGAAGATGTCAATTGTGTTCCCCGCGATTTTACGTTTAAAGTCACTAATAGGACCTCTACGTCTATAGTTATATGCTCTTTTACAAGAGGCAAGATCGTTAATTCCACGTCCTGCGGCATGTCTGAGTAACTCCCATTCCTTTGGCGTTACTTCAATATAAAGTAAGCTGTCCGTGTCTACCTTTTGGGAAGTCCCTTTACATAAAGGAATGTTCCCAACACCAATTGAAGGTATTGACCATACCTTATACCCAACAGGTATAGTCTTAACCTCCATAAATTTGTATTTTCCATTGTTTAGTAGTTTAGCCATTTTGTTCTCCTCTTAGTTAATAAATACCTTCCAAATTTCAAGTTCGTAGTCATCTTCACCTGCTTCTTCAAAAGCATCAACTTCTGCGTCCATTGCTGCTACAACTTCTTCACTAAATTCATCCTGGCTATCTACTTGTGCTTTTGAGTATACATTCATTTCGTGCCATTTTGCTGGGATGAATTTTGCTTTACCTTCAAATACCGTAACAATGTCTCCCAAGTCCATTGCTACGAGTACCCAAGCTTCTGTTCCAACCGTTTGTTTAAATTCTTTAACGTTCATTGTTTTAGTTCTCCTTTATCTTTCTTACAATTATATTATATAGTAATACGGATAAAATGTCTACCACTTTACCTAAATTTATTCACTTTTTTTTTGATTTTTTTTTCAAAAGAAAAAGTTCAGTGATAACTGAACCTAATCTTTGTAGTTGTTCGACAAGGTAGATTTGCTATATCCATCCCTGCGTAGCTTGTTGTCCGTAAATAATACGTTAATATCCTTGCCTAGTTGCCTAACAACTGCTCCAGTTGAATCTACTTGTAATACCTTATACCAAAGTCCATATCCGGATCTCAGTGTGTCACCTGCCTTAAGCTCTGCAGTACTTTTAACAAGTTCGAATACCATTTCAAACCTCCTACTCGTCTAAACAGTCCGGACAGTACAAGTCTCCGTCAATTCCCTCTTCGAGTTCATTACTTGGGAACCAGTCACAACAACACGCACAAGGTTCTGCGTCCTTTAATAACTTACTGTATTTGTCAGACCAACTATAACCCAAGTCCTCCGCACATTCTTTTGAACAGAAAGCTTTTCCGTCAACTGTGTATTTCTTTTTAGCACGTTCACTGCAATAATAACAACTTTTCATTTTAAACCTCCGTTAACTACCAGCTCAGCTTCACTAATAAGGACTTCCCTGTTTAGCACACACGCTTTTCCATTGCGTACAATTACAGGCAAAAAGTCAAGTCCAAGGGCGTTATAACCTCTAACTTCGTTATCCTCCAGTACGTACTCAATCGAATTTTGAAGAATGTTAACCTCACTTGGGTCAACTACTTTGAACAGTCTATCCATTTTACGCCTCCCCTAACTCTTCGCTAGTTAGTAGCCTATCTAAGTAGTTACTCCATTTGTATCCCTGCTCCTCTGCGCATTGGATGGAGCAAAACTGTTTGCTGTCCAATGTTGGAAGTCCTGGGTAAAATGGATACACTAATTCACCTCCGCAGTTTGCGCAAATTTCAACTTTTTTGTTCATTGTTTTAACTCCTTTGTTTATCTTATTTACATTATATATTATACGGTAATACAATGACAATGTCAAGTACTTTCGAATATTTTTAAAGATTATATGTAAGACACTTGTCCCAGCTAATATCTTCGGTACTTACATTGTGATTATAAATGTAGCATTTACAAGACTCTTTGTTCAACGTTCTTTTAAACCACATCTCGTTGTGGTCAAAAGACTCCTCTACATCTGCCTCGTCTAACTCTACTGCTAATACGACAATGTTATTCACTCCTCGTAGGAACAAGAACGTAGCGGCAAGGTCAGCGTGTTCCGCAAAGAACACACCTTCCAAGTTAGTTTTAAGTCCTTCCTCTTTAATAGAAGGTAAATTTGATAATTCTGTTGCGTGATATAGTAACATTATTTTACGTCTCCTTTTCTTATCTACACTTGTATTATATAGTAATACGTTTTAAATGTCAATACGTTTGCGTAAAAATATTCACTTTTTTTTCAAAAAAAAATATTCAACTTTTTCAAAAAAAAATGTTCGAAAAGGGTAGACAAAATAGACGTATTACTATATAATATAAGTGTAAATAAGAAAAGGAGAACTAAAACAATGAAATTAAATCAACTTACCGTACCAAACAATGTATTTACATATGCTACTGACCGTGAGGAAGGAGAAGTACTTCTACAAGGTACATTAAGCGAAGAACTTAAAACTAGAGGAGGCAAAAGCCTAGGAGAATTGGACGTACTTAGATTTGAAAAACTTCCTGAAACAGATACAGAAGATTGGGAGTTGGCTCCTAAATATACAGAAGCTTACATCATTGTACTAGATGTATAACAAAAAGGACTTCGCAAGAGGTCCTTTTTAAGTGCCACTATTTGTCAAATTTTAGCGGGTTTTTGAGGGGTTTAGCATCTACCTGTCCAAATACACTGCGTCCTTTTTGATGCTGCATTTTAGTGAGGTAATTAGCGAAATCCAACGCCTCCTCTTTTGCGTGTTGCAAGAAGTCGTCCTTATTGTTATGTTCCAAATCTGTGCCGTACTTATGGACACCTACTCGGCTACGTTTAACAAGTTCAATTACGTTGTCTAAAACTACAGGATCCAAGTCAGTGACATCTAAATAGGTATTGTTCACGTCCTCTAAATTGTAGGTAATAACTTCACCTGTACCTGTAATTGTAATTAGTTTAGGTTGCTCTTGTGTCATTTATACTACTCCTTTAAATCATTTAATATTCGATTAAATGTTCGTAAGTCCATTGCTATATATTGTTCAGCGTTGTCTCCAAAGTCGAACACCAAAGCTGAATAATCTTTACGACTTGCGAACTTTTCTTGTTCGTTTTTTAAAAACCACTCTTTTTTAATACTGACAGTCTTTTGAGGTTTCATAACTGTTTTACATTCAATTAGTAAACTTAAATCGTCTACAGTTACATCACCCTTATTAAAGTCTGTGGCTCCACTATTAGCTTGTACCTTTCCGCCAAGTGCTTTAGCTACTTTATTTTCCTGCCTACGACTAGCATGTCTTGTAGGTATAAATTTAGTCAAATAAACCTCCTAACAATTAAAGGATACTGACATAATCAGTACCCTTATTATAACATTACTTCTGCGCGTGTTCTTTCAAAACTTGTTCAATCTGTTTGCCAAGTGAAGAACTGATAACTTTTTCAGGATCTAAAACTTCTTCGATTGTTTGGACTGCCCTGTGCCGCAACTCTAATGCCCAAGTATAGTGGTACCCAATTTCAAGTGCTACTTTAGTTAACGGTAAATCCCCTAAAATTGAGAGTTTAACTACTTCCCTTTGTGTTTCAGGAAAAGCTTCAACCATGTCATCTATACATTGAACATAATTTTCCAAGTAACTCAATTCGGCTTCAGTATCCTGTGTAGGAGATGCTTTCAGTACACTAATACGAGCTTTTGCTTTAATATAATCCTGTCTAAAAGCATCCACTTTTTCAGTAATTACCCTAACGGCTTCCCTCAATCTTAGGTACCTCCTCAATTACTCTGCACTTAGTACGAACTGCTTTTAGTTCATCCAAGCTAATGACTAGATCCACTACCAGCTCCTCTGCGTTAGGATCTTCGTTAAAAGGTGTTAACTGAATGTATTTGTTCGATACGACATGAGCAGGGTTAAGTTTTTGCATTGCCTTACTAAATGCTTTATTATAAGCATCAACATCCTTGTGAACTGTTTGAACGGTAACGGGTTTAGGATCGTTATGATATTCGAACGTCCAAGTGGTCACGACCTTACTCATTGTCATCACCTACCACGTCCATAAATAGTTCAGCAGCTTCTTGGTTCTGTAGAAGTATATTTGCCAATTGATCCGCTCCTGCCATTTTGTTTAACCACTTACGGACTGGAGCAGGAACTTCTTCACGTTTAGCAATTTCTTGAACAGTCTCCAAAAGAAGTTCAATACGAGCTTGTTTTACTTGGACAGCATCTACTGCAGAATCTAAACTGGACTCTAAATATCCGATGTAACCTAATACATTTACAAGTGAAGAGTCTCCTTCGTTTATAACACGTTCCAAAAGAGCTTCCCTAGCTTCCTTAAAATTAGTAGCTGTAGCCTGCACTCGTACTGCTTTGCCAGTAACTTTGTCCCCAAACTCTGCGTCATAAATGACTTCCGTATCTTTAACTGTGTTCATTGTTCAATCCTTTCTTACTTGCGTGGGCGACGAGATGGAGTTGGTTTTTTACGTGAAGCACGTACTACAGTTTTTTCAGAATCTGTAGTTAGCTTATCATACTCCTTCTCTGTGATAGGTTCCCAAGTGTCTTCGTCGTACTCTTCAGGCAAGCGTTCACCTGCACGAAGTACGTGAGCTTGTCCGTCCAATTTATAGAAGAAGTCTTCTTCAAGTACCGGACACATTGCATCCAAGTATTCTTGTTCGTCTACTAAAATGTCATTGTCGTTGTTAGGTTCATTTTCAGTAGACTTGTAATATACGTCCTCTTCCTCACTATAGAAATAGTAAGTTTTAGGTTCTTCTTTAGCTGCAGCTTTGCGACCTTTACGAGGCATACGGATTTTAGATTTAGGTTCTTCTTCCGCTACCTCTGACTCCTCGTCCGCTACATCCTCTTGTTTTTTACGGCGACGAGTAATACGAGCAGGTTTTTCTTCTGGCGTGTCTTCGGCTACGTCCTCTTTTTTAGTACGACGTGAACGACGACGAGTTGGTTTTTCCTCTTCCACCTCCTCAACTGCGTCAGCTGCTTCAGTTTCAGCTTCTTCTACTTTACGTGAACGACGAGCTGCGCGTGTGCGTTTAGGTTTTTCTTCCTCCTCAGCTTCTTCAGTGTCAGCTTGTTTTGTTCGACGTGATTTACGTACAGGTTTTTCTTCAACAGGTTCGTCCTGTTCCTCGTCTACAACATCTTCAGCTTCCACAGATTTAGCAAAATCGAAAGCTTCGTTTTCAGTAATATATGTAGCTGCCATATCCGCACGGTGTACTAAAAATGCAAGTGGGTTCCATTTAAAGGTTTCACTACAATTAGCCAAGTTTGAATAAGGACTAATATCATAAGCTCCCATGTGCCAGTAAATAGCTTGAGCTTCAATTTCAGTAAGCTGAATAAATTTTTGAAGATAATAAACGGACTGGGCTCCGTGCCCCATTTCTGCTTTTTCTTTGTTGTAATCGTAAGCCTCGTAAGCTTCCCATTGTCCGTCCTCGTCCTTACGCCATTTTTCAGTAAGTACATAACGATCAATTTTGCAAAGGTCGTGGAACAAAGCTACAATAGCAATAGTTTCAGGTGAGTAAATGTCTTCCCAACCCTCACCGATCACTGTGTTCATTTCAAACACTAGTCGGTTATAGACGTTAAGTGAATGCTCTAACAATCCACCTTCATAAGATCCATGATAACGTGTGCTAGCTGGAGCAGTAAAGAAGTCTGTTTCATTTTCAACCCACTCCATTAGGTTATCAATTCCATCACGTTGGATGTTAGCTGCTACAATATTTTTAAAATCTTTAATCAATGTCATTTAGCAATTTCCTTTTCTCTTTTATAAATTTCAACAATAGAAGTATCTTTTCCATACTTCTTAACTAACTGATTCAGGTACCCTAAATTAGATACAGGTACAATTCGAACTAACTGTGTATCAAGTGCGCATGCCATTCGGTTCCTCCTTTTCTGTATACTTTAATATACACCAAAAATCCTAAAATAGTTTAGTTTAGATTGAATATTTCTAACAAACACATCTGCACTGCCACATTCGGTAAGTAATTACCTGCCTTAATGCCTTCAATGTATTTTGAAATTATGTTCATACCACTAAAAGCAGACTCTAAACTGTAATTAAAGGACTTGTTAATTTTGTTAATAAGGAACTGTTTAACTCCTACAGTAGATTCTTTAGCGTTAGGTGTACCCAACACACGACAAGCATTTGAAAACTGATTATATAGCAAGGTGAGGTAACCTAAAATATTTTCATCCTTGCTAATCATTAGTTGAACATCTTCAAAGGCTAGTTTAGGTTGATACTGAATTACATGGTCGATAGCTTTGAAAACCTCAAACTCTTCAACATGATGGACAATGTTTGGAACATCGTTCACACTTACATTTCGCAGTCGAATAATTTTATCAAGCTCACTACTAATACGAGAATAATCTCTTTCACAAAACTCAATTACCTGTTCAATTATTTTATCGTTAATTTTGTACTTCTTACGGAAATGATTCATTAGTTGAGGAGTTGTCATTTTTTCAAAAGTGATAACATTGTCTTTAAACGTCTTTAAGAACTTACTATTAGACGGAAGATTAGTATACATAAGTACCAGCGTTCCATACTTAATATCCTCAAGTCTTTTCCAACGGGACTCGTTTTTCAAAAAGTCTTTATCGTCCCTAATAACATAAACACTAATTCGGTTAGTTAGTGAACGTTGTGTAAGATTGGTAATTACAGCTCCTACACTAGACTCCCTAATAGGTTTAGGTTTGATATGGTCTAAATAAATGTTCATTAGTCCAATGTCGTCTCCTACAAAAACATACAAAGGTTTCAAATCACTGTTTTTAATATCCTGCATAAAGTCTACTAAATTAGCCAATACTTGTCACCTCCGTAAGCATTTTGTTCACCGCAAATAGCGGGTTACTTCCTTTCTTTTGCACTTTTTGAAGACACCCGGACACACATAACACTAACATAAAATGACTTGTAAGATCGTCTACTTCTCCACTTACAGCATTGTAAGATAGTTGGTTTAGTACACACCCTAAAAACATATTTAAGTCCAACGCATCTTCTCGTTTGTCAGTATCCTTAAACTTAAACCAGTCCGCTACCTTTAAAGCGTTACTAGGACTTACTTGTAAAATATTATCACAAAAGAACTGAACTTTTTCTAAATACAGATCCAGACCCTGTGTTCCCAAGTTATCCAAAACCCACTTAATTTGTCCAGGACTGTTAAAGATTTTAGCCGGTTCCTTACTGTTAATATTGTTCAACTTTAAATATTCAATAAGTTGGTCTCGTGTATAAGGTAACATTGAAATTACCCAGGATCTTGAAATTAGTGTATTAAGCAACTCCTGTTCACTATTTGCTACTAGGCAAAGTCTAACGTTAGTAGGAGGCTCTTCCGTTATTTTCAAAAGACTGTTCTTTGCGGATACGGACATATCTTTTACAGGAATAACTACCATTGTAGGTCGACTAAAGTTGGAGGTTTCGTATATCATTTCCCTAATGCTATCAATTTTATTGTCAAGGAAGATACAATCATACCCTAGTTCCTGTGCCATATATTTTGCGAAGGTGTGCTTACCTGAAAGGTGTTCACCTAAAATAACCGTACTATTAGGCAAGGACTGTCGTTGGCGAACAAATTCCTTATTTGTAAGTTGTCCTACAAATTTCATATCTTAATCCTCCACTTGCGTCATAAGTAGGAACTGAGCTTCAATAATAGGTTTAGGAGAAGGTTCCCATTTAATTGTGCTATTAAGTTTAGTAATTTCCTCTAGTACCCATAAGCACAAACTGTAATCCTGTTTAGGATCTAGTGTGTCTAAACTATCTTGTAAATAGTCCGGCAGTGAAGTAAGGGACATATCGTTCACAAGTAGGTACTTACATACATCTACAAGGAAGTTCGAAAAATTACGGAACGTTAGTTTTAAATCCTTACCAGACATGAACAAGTCATTTAAAATATTCAAACAGTCTACAGACTTATTATCCAGTAAAGCCACTAACAATTTGAAAAAGGTATCAAAGTCCGGAACTCCCAAAGCCTTAGTAACGGACTCTACTGTTACTACGTGATCGTAATCCAATACCTTTTCAAGTCGTGTAATAGCATCCCTCATACCCCCTTCAGCTAACTTAGCTATAAAGGCAAGAGATTCTAAATCATACTCGTACGGAGCTCCTTCTTCACATTCACTGTTAATAATATATTCGAGTCGATCTACAATTTGCTCCAAGTCAATTTTAGTGAAGTCAAATCGTTGAACACGAGACATAATAGTAGCAGGGATTTTCTGTGGATCTGTAGTACATAAAATGAAAATAGTTCCAGCAGGAGGTTCCTCTAATGTTTTAAGTAAGGCATTAAATGCACCAATGGACAGCATATGAACTTCGTCAATAATGTAGACTTTGTACTTACTATCCAGCGATTTAAACTTAGCGTCCTCAATAATGTTTCGAACATTTTCAACACCATTATTCGAAGCTGCGTCAATTTCAATAGGAGTTCCATGTCCTTTGTTAACATCGTTAGCAAAGATACGAGCTGAGGTGGTTTTACCTGTCCCTGCTCCACCGCAGAACAAATACGCTTGCTTAGTCTCTTCTGTTTCAAGTTGGTTCAATAGTACGTCCTTAACATAGGACTGAGCTACTACATCCGCAAACGTAGTAGGTCTATATTTATTAGCTAAATTTATCAAGTGATTCCTCCTCCAAATAGCTTAACTAGGTGTAATGCTGTTCCCTCTACCCATGGATCCGTATAAGGAAGTCCCATGCCTGTGTTACCGTCATAATCCTTAAAAGCAGTAAACCATTCAGTTTGCTTAAACTCGTTAGGATACTGAACAATTAAATCATACAGTTCGTGTGCCCACTTGTCATACACATGATCCTCAACTAGGTTTGTACCTTGTCGGTAATATAGGTTAGAGTGAACTAATATTTGCCTTTGCCTGTGTTCAATTTTATGAACAATTTCTGTATTAAAAGAAGCCTTTCGGCTTCGTGTAGGAACCCTTCTTACTTTAGGTCCAGTAGGTTTACTAAATAGACTGCGTTGGTTCATTAGTTTTCCTCGTAAGTGATAGCCTCATGTACGTTAGTCATAAGTTGGTCAAACACTTCGTCATCTTCCCTTAAGCGTTGAACAATTTTAGCCTTACCCTGAAATTTTAAATCTTCCCCATCTGCGTCCTGTAGCAGTTCACCCGTGTCAGGATCCAAAATAGTGAACCATGCTCCGCTTTTTGCTACAAACCCATATTCAATAGCTACGTCTACAAGATCACTTTCTACTTGAATGCCTTCGTGATATGACAAAGTATACTGAACTAACTTACGGTCAGGTTTAAATGCCTTTGTTTTTTCCACAAAAGCCTCTACCATGTTACCTGCCGGATTACGAGCTGTTCGGTTAACTTTATCCCCCTTCTCGTCAATAAAGTCTCCCTTACGGAACTTAATACGGACGGCACAAGCATGCTTCCACATCTTACCACCCGGTGTCGAATAAGTTGAATACATACTATTCAAGTCCTCACGGATCTGGTTAATGCCCAAAAAGATAGCATTATACTTAGTCAAATAAGGAGTCACTTTGCGACTAAATTCTGTAAGAGGTGCGGAGATACCTGCGTATGCTTTTTTAGTAAGCTCCTCGTCCAACAGGTTTTGACTAACCATGTAAGGTAGTGAGTCTAAAACAATAAGTCCTACTTCTCCAGTATCGTACATCTCAATTACATACTGAAGAATTTCCTCTGCCGAGTTATGTTCAGGACGTACAATCCATAGGTTATCTACATCTACCCCCAGCTTCTTAGCCCAATCGGTATCTAGTGTGTTTTCAAGATCTAAATACACAATTTTCAAAGGCTCCTTATGGGCGTCCAACTGCATTTGAATTTCCTTCATTCTAGTTTTATGTGAACCCTTTTTGTTTTTAAGTTCCTCCAGTTCGACAGTTAAATCTTCCTGCAACTGCTCCCACTCTAATTGAAACACGTATTGTGCATTCTTTACAATGTCAAGTGCCGAAGTAGTCTTCCCGCTACTCTCAGGTCCAAAGAACTCAATTACACGTTTACGAGGCAAACCTCCGTAGGTTTGGTAATTCATTATAGGACTAGAAAATGGGATACGAGGTAGGTCTTCACGTTCTAAACCATGTGAGGCTACTAACGCTTTAGAATCCTTGTTCCAGTCCTGCATTATCTGCTCTAGTTTCATTTAGAAATCTCCTGTGCTTCCATGTCCTCCTCGTCCCTCATTGTTTAGGTCGTTTACATATTCGAAGGACAACTTAGGTTGTTTCTGTTGAATACGGAACTGAGCAATGCGTTGATCGTAGAACAGTTTTGTATCTCGGGTAGCATACCAAACGCTAAACCACTCGTCACTGTTGCCGTTATAACCTTCATCAATTACGCCACTAGACACGAAAATAAGTCCTGTCTTTTTGAACATACTAGAACGAGGCATTAGGATAGCTTCGTGTCCTTTAGGAAGTTCCAAAGCAAATCCATGGGCAATTTTGACAGTATCTCCTTTTTGAATATCCAAAACCTGTCCCAAGTTCAATGCTTTTCGACAGCGTGAAATTTGATCTTTAGTAACATCTAGTCCACTAATAGCACTAACACGGACATCTACCCAATCTCCTGTGTAAACTAGCTTATCTAGTTTATCGTCAATCATTTTAACCTTTACGATTTCTTGCATTTAAAGTTATTCCTTTCGAATTATAATTTGTAAGATCTAAGTCAGTAAGTCTAAATTGATGGACCCTTTTCAAAGACGCTAATATTTTATCTGCTTGTTCCAACTTAAATTGAACTTTTTTATAGGCTCGTTTGTAAGCAGTCTCCATTACGGTTTCATTCATTACTAACTTTCTAGTTTCTGCTTCCTTGTCAGGTATAGTCTTACCTGCCGCAAAAGCATATAAGTCGTCGTATTTTTCACGCCTAATAGCAGAACTGGCGTCCATCTTAATACCCACCAACTCGGCTCTGTCAGTCACATAATACATGACGGTAGGTAGGTAGGAAATATAATAGTTTAGCTGCTCTGTAGTTAGGGATTGAACATCCTTTAAATCTAACTGAATTTGACCTACTAAACTATCTAAATCTTTAGTAGCTCTAGTAACTACTTCGTCTACTACAGTATTTACAATGTCCCCATATTGTTCGACATTACCTGCCACTTCCTGTAACTCTTCCAACCTAATATCAATTTGAGGTAACTTAGCTCTTCCCATTTAAGTCCTCCACACCCTGTCCAATAATATCCACAAAGGCATCAAAGTTTAGCCGAATATGTACTCGCTTCTTAACGTGAGGAACTGGGTACCCTAAATGAGTTAACTTAGTAGGGTTAATGGACTTAGCTCCTGCCTTGCGTAACTGAGATAGTTGACTAATTGGGTACCAATATACTTTGCCATAAGCTTGAAAATATACAAGGATACCACAATGCGTGTATTTAGAGTAATCGGCTACCGAAAGATCCGCCCATTGTGCGTCAGTAATATTTCTAAACGACAAGGAAGTCTCTTTTGTAGTTTTTAGTTCAACATAAATAGTCCCGTACTTAGTTCCCAGAATAAAGTCACATGGATTGTGAATACCCCTAAATCCATTAGTGGTATCGTATAGTCGCAAAAGGGTTACATTTTTAGGCAACGGTTCGAAGGACTCTTTGAAATCCTGCTCAAACTGTTTTCCTGTATAGGTCATAGTTTTCGTCCCTCCTTTCTGCAGTATGGACAGTAACTAGAACTACAATACACCTTTGGACTAATACCTAATTCGACATACTTTTCGCACTCCTGTAGCTTGTGAAGTACCTGTTCCTTCATGTCGTCAGTAATATGATATACATAGGCTTTCTTTTCAAAATTATCCCTATTCTCGTAAAGGAAGATAACATCATCAACTCCTATACACATACCGTAGCAAGTAGCCTGCATTTTATGTTCTTCATAAGGCTCAGTATGTTTATTGAACTTAAACATAGTCTCAGTCTTAATCTCCATAATGTAGACCTTACCTTGCCACCTAACAAGTCCATCACATAGAAACGATAGTTGGAGAAGTTCATTTTTACATTTTGTCTCAAAATCGTTTTTGACAAAATTAGTATCTACGTTAGTACCTTCTACAGGATGTTCATCCAAATACTCGTCCACTTTTAGCCACTCAAAATTAGGATCCTTTTTACTAAAATTGACCATGTATTCTTGTAGAGCCTCATGTCGCATAGTACCTGCTTCGCCCATGGCAATTAGATTGTAACTTGCGTTATCCTGTAGGGGCTGTCCAATACGTTCAAAATACATTTTACGCAAACATCCGCCCACACCACTAGGTTTATAGTAACGGGAGGGCGTGTATGGTTTTTGAGATGTTTCAATAAATTTAGTGAATTGATTTACAAAATCCGTAGCAGGTCCATTCTTAGATTCAGCTGCTACCATTTTTGCAATCCTAGCTAATTTCTTAGCCATTATTGTTCCTCCTGCGTAGCCAAGTAGTAAACAATACCGTTCGACTTAATACGCAAGCAAAGTTCATTACCAAAATCAACACTAAAGTAATCTTCACTTACTGTGCTGAGAATTTCCTTAAGTAGCAAAGTGTTGATAATACATTCTTGTTCAACTACTTTTTTAGCTTCTGTGTAACCTACATCTTCTTTAGATCCGGACTGAGTTTTAATAGTAAGTCCGTTCTTACCAAACACAAGACGAGCAGCAGCTTTGTCAAAAGGACTCATAAACAAAGTAAGACGTTCCAAAATACTTTGAATCTCTACAGTGGGTAATTTAACCTGTGCAGAAAATTCTTGTTCGTCCATTACAGACATATCCTGATAATCTTCAACACCCTCTAACAATTTACCGTAAATCTCTACCGTGCTAGTAGTTACATAAAGGTAGTCCCCTAGTACCCAAACATAAGCTTCCTCGTCCGTAAGACTGGCAAGCAATTTCATTGTAGGTTGGGAAATAAGCATCTTAGTACCAATGTCCTCGATAGGATTGATACACACACGGATTACATCTGTAGTAATTGCTTTGTCATTGTCTAATAGGTACCCAGTATAGATACCGTCTGCGTTACTACGTGAGATAGCAGAATCGTTAATGTTCACAATTTCGTAAAATAGTGAACTTTTAACTTCAGTTGGTTCCAAGTCGTCCAAGTCTTCAGGAAGTTGATCATCAAACAATGGATAATCTTCGTCACCTGCTACAATATCTACTTTGTAAGTACCATTACCCTTAACCTCTAAATATTCACCTTTCGGGGTAAGCGTAAGGTTTTCAACTGTAGATTTTTCAACAAGCTTCCCAAACTGTTCGGCTTTAACGATAACATCAATTTCACCATCCGCTTCCAACGTATAACGAACCCAGTTAGATCCATCGTAGGCAGTAAAGGTGATAATGCCGTCGTACCCTTGGATATACCAATATCTAGTAATTTCTAACAACTTACTAGGTGTTAGGTTGTTCAGTGATGCTACTACGTTAAGCATGTCTTTAGTTTTAAAAGTAATACTCATGTATTTAATTCCTCCTGTATAGTTTAATATACACCAATTTTGAAAGATTTGTAAACAACAAAACGACCCTAATTTAATAAGGCCGTTCAATTTAAAACAATCGGGATTGTTTATGTTTAGGAGGGTTATATGTATAACTTGCTGCCCAATCTAAAAGATATTGACAGTTAAGAAGTTCACGTGCAATATAGTTATCGACAATTTCTTCAACTGTGAAATCAAATCCTGCTTCTTTAACTAAATTAAGGACAGCTTCTTGTACCTGTTGAGGTTGGGAGTAAAAAGCGTTCACTCCTCCATCCTTTTGGGCAAAACTAATTTTTCCATACGGAGTTAACACACCTCCCATTGCTCCCGTAAGTACCGCTGTAGTTGAGTCCGCAGATGTAAATGGGAACTGTTCCAAAATTTTCAAGCTAGTAACTCCAAAAGCGTGAATCTTAATATTTGGGTTGTTACTCTGCTTAACAACATCGAACACTTGTTCAATCCATTTAATGCGGTCGTTACTGTGGACACCTACTAGCCCGCCTAGTCCCATATACTGAACTTGGGATCCATCTTTATGAACATGATTTAGGATTTTATCTAAATACTCCCAAGGCTCACCGACGTGGAAAACAGGAATAACTTTTTCCTTATCAAGTACCCTGTCATACATATAAAGGTAATTTTCCCAAGACTGTTCACTAGCTTCTATTACCTGTTGACGAGTGGCAAAATGTCCTTTAGATCCAGGAATTACGTCCAGTGACGCAATAACTGAAAATCTACCATTATTGGCATTCAGATAATCAATGTATTCATCCAAATCAATATCAATGTTTCGTGTCCAAGCTCCATACGCACTAGAGTCCACAAAAACTTTTCCAGTAAACCCAGGATTTTCGTCCATATACCCAAACCATGCTTTTCCTGTTGAGTTACGTTCGAATTTTTGAGTAAATAGTCGGTTAGCTTTATTTTTCAAAAGGAAGGCTTCAATGTCCTTCGCACAATTACCGGCAAAGTATAAATCAATACTCATGTAGCCTCCTACTTACCAAGCAAGGACAATACCTCTCCACGTGCAGTTGCATTTTCCTTAAACAGTCCTCGCATTGTGCTAGTAACTGTAGTAGCTCCGTGCTTTTTAATGCCACGTCCACTCATACAAGTGTGCTCTGCTTCAATAATAACAGCTACGGCTTGTGGATTAAGTGTATCCTGAATAGCGTCTGCAATTTGTTGTGTAAGACGTTCCTGCACTTGCAATCGTTTTGCGTACCCTTCTACAGTTCGTCCAAATTTTGAAAGTCCTGTAATCTTATCACTTGGGATGTAAGCAATATGTACCTTACCTACAAACGGAGCTAAATGGTGTTCACATAGTGAGTTGAATGGAATGTCCTTAACTAAAACAATGTCATTGTGACTAACGTCGAATGTTTTAGTAAGGTGTTGAGCAGGATCTTCGCGGTATCCTGTAGTATGTTCTGCCAAAGCCTTAATAAAGCGGAACGGTGTTTCTTGTAGTCCGTCACGTTCGGGGTCTTCTCCTAGTACACCCAAAAGATTTTGAAAAGCTTCGGCTGCTTTTACAATAGCAGTATTATCCGCTACGGATAGTTGTACGTGTGAAGATTTTCCTAGTTGGTTTGAAATTTTGTTCAGTTGATCTGTTGTAATCATAAATTATACTCCTCTTAAGTTATCATATACAAGTGTATGTAGCTGTGGCAATGGTCGAACATTGTTAAAAGCAGGATCCTTATAGACTTGATCCCACAACCATCCAAGTTTTTCAAGCAAACGTCCACTAATACTGCCCTCTTCGTAGGCATTAGCATTACCTACAGAAAGATAGTTAACTGGACGAAGTTTGTCTTCGAACTCCTTAAACAGGTTACGAGCGTAAGCTAAATCTTGTTCGTCGAAGATAACAACTTTAAACGACCAATCTAATTGTTCTTCGTTTAGGCGTTCGACAATTTTTTCAAGAATACGCATGTTTGTTTTCATTCCACTTGAAGGTGGTTTTGGACTTAGTGTAATGTCACTAACGTCTTTAAACCATTCTTGAAAACGTGTTCCCTGTGTTTCTAGTCCAAACTTAAACCCCTTGGATTTTAGAATAGAAATCATTTCCGCCATAGGTTCGTTAATAAGAGCAGGGTTACCTCCTGTCAAAGTAACATGGTTACAAATCTGTTGACCCTTTTCGTCAAAAGCCAAAGCTAAAATTCGATTAGCTGCTTCCTTACCTGAAATATATTCGGGTTCTGTAGTACCGTTCCAAGTGAACGCCGAGTCACACCAGTTACAATGATAGTCGCATCCGCCAGTTCGAATGAAAATAGTTTTTTGACCAATTACCATTCCTTCTCCTTGGATAGTTGGTCCAAAAATTTCCATTACTGGCATAGTGTCTTTGCCTCGTGTGTTAATTCTAATATTACCACGTTCGGGCTGATTGTATTTATTTGTTGGCATTTAAAATATCCTCCAAAGTCACACACTCGTCTTTGTCAAAGAACTGAACTTTTTTATACTGTTCAATTTCCTCGTCACTGAAAATTTCGTAGTAGTCACACTCTGCGTACCCCGTAGGTGTTTCCCAAAGTCGAATAAAATCAATACGAGCATAAGGTTGCATCAAAGTTCCAAGTGACCATGCCAAGAATTTAGCCATGTTTTCTGCTGTAGTCCTAAAACCAAACTTAACTCGTTTAGTCTCAACTACTTCTGCAGCAGGTTCATTACCACGCATAAGGAACGCATGATCCAAACGATCTAACAACTCACCTGCGTACTTCTTAACGTGATAGAAGTCTACTACCATGCCTTCACTGGATCCTTCTTCGTGAATTGCTCCAGTAAGTGAAACTTCCAGCTTGTAAGTATGTCCGTGCAAATTTGCACATTTCCCAAAATGTCCAACTAATTGGTGACTTGCGTCAAAACTAAATTGTTTACAAACTCGCATTATTCTACCTCCGCTTCGTAAGGAACAGGATCTTTAATACCATTATCTGCAAAAGCTTTCAAACGATCAATACAAGTAGCACATTTACCACAAGCATAGTAATGTCCTTCGTAACATGAACGAGTTAGTTCGTAAGGAGCATTTACCTTCAGCCCAGCTGCTACCACCTGAGACTTGTTCAATTCAATTAGTGGGGCATTTAAGTGAACTTTTTTACCGGTGCCAAAATAAATAGCCTTGTCCATATAATTGTAAAATGCTGGGGTACAATCCGGATAAGCTGCTCCTGCTGCGTCATCTGCGTGAGCTCCGTACCAAACCTCGTCCGCTGTAGAACTGTAGGCAAGAGCTGCGGCTTGTGACAACATTAGACCATTTCTAAAAGGTACATAAGTGTCGACTGTGCCTTCCCCATTTTGTTCAATAATTTCTGCGTAACTTTTATGTGAAATTTCCCCTCCACCTTTAAGTAAGGTAGATGTAGATCCTGAAAAAATGTCACTGTCTACAGAAGCTTCAATTAGTTCGATACCAAAATACTTCGCTACACTGCGTGCATTTTCAATTTCATTTGAATGTTTTTGACCATACAGAAATGTAAGTCCTGTGACATTATCTTTGCCATAACGACTAACTGCAATAGCTGCGCAAGTTGTGGAGTCCACTCCTCCACTTAAAAGAACTACGACTTTCATAGTTACCTCCGTTTATTTTTATTGTTTGATAGAGGTCAAACGAATGTAAAATCTCTATACTATATTATACACGGTTTGACTTCTTTTTGTTTAGTACAGAATAAAAGATAGGAAATAATTTCCTATCCTTGTTTTACTTTACTATAGATATGAGCAGCAACGGCTTGCATCATAATTTGAATAACTACCTGCCCCCAAACTGCCCTAAAGTACATTTCCCAAGGAACTGTTCCAATGCCAATAGGACTTAGACCTAGTAAAATCCAAATAGCTGCGTCTACTACAGATCCAGTCATGGAACTTACTGTACGGTTAACGTGTAGTGTATACATAATTTTAGTAACATACTGCCCTACTAAGAATGCTACACCACTTGCGACTACAATCATTTGTGAATAACGGCTAACAACACAAACCATTGCCGTACAAATAAGCAAAATCCAAATCATTTTAGAGGCTACTACAGATCCACTTCTATCCTGAATAATTGTAATTAGCAGGAATGAAAATCCCATTAGCCAGCTAGATGGTGGAATGGATACAATACCCAAATCCCATGGATTGAACCATAGTGTTACAAGGGCTCCAAAGATACCCACTAAAAGATACAATGCTACGTAAATGTTCAAATATTTCTTCATTTTTAAAAAAGTCTCCTCTTCTTACTATCGTAATAACTATTTATTCCTTCAAGTAATTTAACATTTTGATAAACAGGAGTAAGACCTAGTAAGGGAGCAATTTTAGTTCCTCTAAAATATTCATCTACAGGTTCGTAATAATGTTTTGCTCCTAAGAAGATAATATCCTCGTTATTATCAAACTGTTTTAGTTGTTTCAAAACTTTGGTCTTCCACAAAGTTTTTTGTTCGCAATCCTTACGAGGTAATTCTGTGTCGTAAGGGTCTATTACATCGTCTAAATTTAGTAACCCATGTTTTGCTGACAATATATATATCAATATAAGGGTACAAAACTTTGAGGTAAATCTGCTTATTTTTGGACAAAGGACTATTATACAAATCCTTAGCTTTGCATCGTTCAGGACGTTTTGACTTACCGCAGGTAATAAAACCAATCATAGCTGAATCTCCTCACCGTACCAACGTTCTACAATACTTGGGTCACATTTCATTGGCAAACTAATAATGTCTTTAGCTGCATCAATCATAACTTCTGTAAGACGTTCAGCTCCTCGTTTAGCGTTTTCCTTAGGAAGTTCGCCCAAAAGTTCATCATGCACTGGGATCATTAAATGGAACCCTAACTCTTTAAGTTCCTTATCCCTATGTACTTTAATCATTGCGTATTTAGTCATATCTGCGGCAGTTCCCTGAATAACTGAGTTTAGACATTGACGTTCTGCGTCTGCGATTTTCCCTCCGTTATCAGTAATTTTAATACCTTCTTGCAACGCACGTTCCTTAATAGCATTTTTCTTCTTAAAGCCCCAAGCTCTATCCAGTTCTGCCCAATATTGTTCGACTAAATGTTCAGGAACTTGTCCAGCTTCGTTATCTTCCGCTTCAAAATCCAATGGGTCAAAAGCGGTGTCCTTACTTGCGTCAGTCCATTCGAACGTATATTCTGGCAAAGCCATGTCAGGCAATCTACGTCTTCGACCCATGGCAGTTTCTGTGTAGCCATAATCAATAGCATGTTGTTGAACAAATACAATATATTCAGCTACCTTTGGGAACTGTTTGAAAAAGTCCGTCATTACTTGTTGAGCTTCCTTAGTAGTTACATTCATTTGCTCTGCAATACTAGCTGCTCCACGTCCATACATAAGTCCCAAAAGTACAGATTTAACACTAGTTCTGCGTTTTTTACCTTCGGGATTTGTAGTTCCGTCCGGATAAAACTCCAAACAGTTTTCATACTCAGTGTGATACAATTTAGATCCAATTACCGCATACAAGTCAAGTCCTTCGGTGTATGCGTGGATCATATTTTCGTCCCCACTTAACTCCGCAAGTGAACGAGGTTCTTGTTGAGAATAGTCACTACCAATAATATAATGTCCTGGACTAGCTGAAAATACTTGACGCACAATAGCTCCTTCGCCACGTGATGGAATGTTTTGAAGGTTAGGAGCTTCACTTGCCATACGCCCTGTCTTAGCTCCATACTGTTTAAAGTTAGTATGGATTCGGTTGTCAGGTTTTGCTAAATGTTCATCTAGTGTTGTATAGGTAGATACTAATTTTGCGTATTTACGATACTTAAGTACGGCCTTAGCTACAGGTGAATCCCAGCTACTAACAATATCTACTCCTGTACCTCGTGGAGATTTTGCGTCATTACTTTTCAACCCTAAAATGTCGTAAAACAGAATAGCTAGTTGAGTTGAACTTGAGATAGAAACAGTAACATTACCTTTTGCGTCCATTGTAAGTTTGCGATACTGTTCAAAATTAGTAACACGCAAATCCTCAATGTCCTCTGCATACTCCTGTACGCACTCATTAAACTCCTGTTCGGCTTGTTCCATTTTAGACGTAAAGTCTTCACGGATTTCAGTCAACTTATCTTCATCTAAATCTACTCCGTAAATTTCCATGTCGAAAAGAACTGAAATTAAAGGCAGTTCAATGTTTTTGTAAACCTCGCTAACTCGTTCTAAATTACATGAGGTACATTCCTCAGTACCCGGTGTTAAGTACAATTTTTGGAACTCGTAAAGTTCATAAGTCTGTAACGGGTCGTAAGCCGCATACATATAAGCAACGTCAGGTGGAATTAAACTAAATGGAATACCTTTGAAAAGTTCATTAAACTTAGCAAGCTCTGCGTTAGGTTCCTCCCTAACATATTTTGCGTGTAAGGTTTTAAGCGAATGACTTTCATTTTCGTTCAGTAAGTTTGACGCTATAAATGTATCCCATGTAGGATTAGGCATTTTGACGTGCAGTTGCCAATAAATTGATTTCATATCGAATTTAGCATTATGATAAACAAACTGAACACCCTCGTCAATCATTTCTTCCAAAAGCATTGCCATGTCCTTTGGATCTACCTGATTCTTAATTCGCTGCTTTGTAAGGTTACTACGATGGTTTAGAGGTACATAGATTGCTTTTTGATAAGGTGTATACAAACACACCCCTACAATATCATCATGTATAGTGTCCAAGCCATTAGTTTCTACGTCAAGTCCGCAGATACCTTGTTCGATAATATAACCCACGTACTCGTCTAAATCTTCAAAATTATCAACTAATTCAAGTCTATGTAGTACATGACTCAAAACTCTTTTAGACATTGAACGAGCTCTATTAATAGCGTCCTTTAAACGATCTCCGCTAATGTAAGTGACTTCAATAGCATCCTTTCGATTATTCTTACTAGCTAATAACTTACCGTCCGCTCGTTTTCCGCCCTTCTTTTTTAGATTGAATAAACCTTGTTGGGACATAATTTCTCCTTAATTGTAAATAAAAAGAGGAAGTTAAACTTCCTCCTCTGTTAGAACCGTCCTCCTCGTGTTTGAGGTCCTCGTCCAGTATTGGATGAACCTCTGCGACGAACTGGTCCAGCACTACGTGAGTCATTTCGAGAACTGTTAGATCCTCGACTTGAGCCACGTCTACCACGTGATGAGGAATTATCATCCAAAGTGAATCGTCCATCAATTACGTCGTACATTTGATCTTCATTTAGATCCAAAATAAGTGAACCTAAAAGCTCAGATTTTTCTGGGAAGTCGTCTAATGTTGCTTCCTCGTCCGGAGCTTCTGGGAAAAACTCATAACTAGTACGTTGATCACCTTTACGTCCGCTTCGAACAATTTCAAAAGGTTGGTTTACAAGTGAACCATACTTGTTAATAAGAGTTACGATTTTTGAAACATAACTTCGACCGCGATCCCATGTTTCGACTTGATCTGTGTCCTCATTATACAACTGAATAAACAGTTTTTCCGTACGAGGGTATCCTTCCTCACAAAGTGGACAATCTTCCGGATGAAGATTACCGTCCTCGTCAATAGCGTTACAATTTACATAGCGTTCACGTCCATCAATTTCAGCTCGATGAACTACAAAATAGTCCATATCCTCGCCATTAGGATCTTCGTACAAAAATGTAACGACTGCAGAATCTCCATCATCTGCTAATGAAAAGAATCCGTTAGCGGTACCTGTTCCGTACTTACCAGACTCTTTAATGCTTACACGTGCCATAAAAAGTTTTCTCCTTTAAAAGTGTTATAAGTGTGAAAAGGGTTAATAAGCAAATATTGCTTATACTATAGTATACACCTTTTTCAAGGTGTTTATATACTAACTAAATAAATCCGTCTAGTTTTTTAGCCAATGATTTTTTGATAACGTTAATAGCTGCATTAGTCACACCAATTTCCTTTGCGACTTCTGCGTCCTTCATTTCGTGACCATTTCGAACAATACATTCGATGTAGGCATATTGATTTGGTGTAAGAGGTAAAGATTCAATTGAATTTTCAATGTCAATAGCTCCCCAATCCTCTTCAATGCCCTGTCTTGAAAAAACGTTCAATCCATCTTCTTCGTCTACAGTTGAACAACTTTCCCATTCAACATCCACATACCAGTCACGTTGTACTCTAGTAACTCTTAACGCACGGTACTCATTTCGCATTGCGTTGTTCATTAGTTTAGTAACGTAAGTAGCGAAGTTAGCTTTGTGATTAGACTTAAATGTAGATAGTGCTTTGTTCAGTGTTTCCCAAACAATGCTATCAATATCCTCCTTGCTAAACGAGAAGAATTTTCTACCAATTGAATGTAACATGCCTGCGTAACGTTTATAACTTACCGCCAAAGCTCCGTTAGGGTCAACTGTATATAGACCCACGCACTCCCAATCAGTAAGAGGTCCTACACACTCAATCACTTCGTTTACATATTTGTTCATTATTTTAGTTCTCCTTGGTTTTGTTTACTACTCTATTATATAGTAATATAGATTAAATTACAATACCAAATCTTCAAAATCTATCAATTCTGGGCAATCATTTATGTCCCACTTGTTATCCCAGCACTCTTGTGGGTAATTGAGAAAGTAAACTACTTTCGAATTTTTTAGTCTACGTTGAATTTTTTGGGCAGCCGTAGCTCCTGCGTTGTCAGGGTCCAATGCTAAAACAATAGTTCGATAAGGTAGTTGCTTAATAAGCTTGAACTGATTGCCTCCACCTACTCCCATTAAAGCAACCGCAGGGATACCTAGTGTCCACAATGTCAAACAGTTAATAGCGGACTCTGTTATGTAGACTTTGCTTAAGTCACTAAAATAGTCCCTATATTTGTTCAGTTCGTAAGCTCCATAAAGGAAGTCTGTTTTAGGATCACTTTCTGCATAATGGTGGAACTTCTTACCTGTACTACGTCTATTAAAGAATACTGTTCTTCCTTGCATATCACGTACAGGCATGGTGATACAATCATTTAGCTTATCATACCCAATATCGAACATTTCGATAATTTCGTCAGTCAGTTTACGTTCGTACATATATGGATGAATCCATCTGTACTTATCTAACTCCTCTTCACTGACATAATTATATTCAGTCTTTTGAGGAGTTTTTGAAAAACCTAAATCCAACTTAGGACGAACTTGTTCCGTACTAGATACAAAACGTCTCTTCAGCCATTGATTTCCGTAAAAACCTCCGTCCTTACGCCCAAAAACGTCACTAATAAATTCATTCAGTGGAGCAGTATATCCACAAGTGAAACAATGAACAGTTCCTGCCTCAATTACCTTACCGGCAGAATACTGCACATCCCTACTCATACCGCAAGAGGGGTGACGTTCAGTTCCCCCAGCGTGAAACGGACAAGAGAACTGCATATTTGCTCCAAGGCTTTTTGTGCGTCTAAATAGGAACTTATTATAGTCCTGTTCTAGTTCTATAGTAAGTTCCCTAATTATATCTTCACAGGAAGCATTTATCATTAAGCCGTTAACTTTCAAAATGCCTCAACTCCTTCCCTACTTACTGCGTTTTGTAAGCGACGAGTAGACTGTCTTGCTTTTAAGGCGACTGGACTCTCTTCGTCACTATCAGTGTCTTCCTTAAAACCAATTACAGTATATTCACCTGTACTTACGTCCCACATATATTCAATAGTCTTGTTATCTTCCCCATAACGATTTTTAACAAGACTTAATCTTAATATGCCATTACTCTCGTCCCTAACCATAGTAACTACACGACTGGCATTTTGACCCACACTATCAGATTCTGCGATGTGTTCCAGTTGAATAACATCATTGCCAGGATCTTTTGCTCCACGTCCTGCTTGAACGTTTAACACAATAGGAATGCCGTACTTAGTGGATAACTTATATAAGTCCATAGTAATGTTAGCGTACTGAATGCGTTTAGGTTCGCGAGATGGAATAGATTCTGTCATTAGAGATAGTTGGTCAACACCTACGATATCTGGCTTGTATTTCTGAATCATACTATCTAACATAGCAGGAGTCATGTTACGTCCTCCAATCATAGGTGGAGTAACTACGACTAATGGCGTATCAGAATCGTTCATTAAATCTACATGGTCTTCGTACTTCTTAATTTCCGTGTCCGTCCAAACACCCTTTGTAATGCTATTGATATTCACATTAGCAATAAGGGTATCTATACGGGATCCAACTTGCATCTCACTCATTTCACCGGAGTACATAAGTACTGACTTGCCCAAGCTCCATGCGTTTGCCATCATCTTATCCAAAGTCCACGACTTGCCTTGTCCAGGACGTCCTACAATAACGACAAGATCCTCCCCAGGCAAAAGTCCTCCCATTACATCGTCTAATAGTTCAAACCCTGTAGGTATGCCTAGTAACTCGCCAGACTTGTCCGCTATGTCCATTGCCCAATTAAAACGGTCATACGCATTTTTAGCAATGTCCACACCTCCGACAAACTTAGACTCCTGTATAAGTTTTTCAAGTTTAGGCAATATGTTAGTTACTGCTATACTAGAATCTGTCTGCATATCCTCGGCAGCTTGACTGAGAATAGGAACCATTTCGTTATAGAGATGTTCTTCCCTAATCTTATCTACAAGATATGCGTCCGTCTCTAAAATGTTCAGTAACTCAAATTCGGGAAAATGTTCAAGAACAGTCTCCTCGTCAGGAACATTTCCATAAGTACTATTATGATTAGCAATAAACTCATACTCCGGCAAATAATCTGTAAAATAATCACTTGTAATGCCGTTATTTGCTAATAAGGACATGCTCTTGTCCTGTAGTACTTTATTTAGAACTTGTAGCTGTATCATTGTTTAACTTTGCTCCTATGCGTTGTCCGTGTTGGTCATATAAAGGCTGAAATTTATGTCCAGGAGCATCTCCTAGCCAAGCTCCACTATCATCAACTGTAATGTAGTAAGCATCTTTATACTTTGCCTTTATATCCTCCAGCTCCGCTTTGTAATCCGTTTTAACGTGGATATCTGCCGCATTTATGCCGATAACTATGCCTAGTAGTATAAATACACTAGCTTTACAAATTGCGTTAAATACGGAGCAATTAAAACGCTTTTTTGAGGGTGTACTCATACGGAGTCTTCCTTTCTAAATAGTATGCAAATTGCAGCAGTCTAACATCATACTGCATCACCTCGTGCTTAGTAAGTAGCATCCTATCGTTTACAGTTACAGAAGAGATAGGTGTAGTCATACAACACTTAACGATGTCTCCTCGCACATTTCTGTAAATCATAGGCACTTTATTTTTATCTAAAATAATTACCTTATCCTCTACGTTCAAAGTTTTTTACCTCCTCGTAACTGTACCCACGTACATTATCAGCCCTAAACTCTAATACAGTCGCGGTGTGATAGATACGGCTATACAATCGTTCTCCTAAAACTTCCTGAATACGTTCGTCACTATAGTTAGTAGTGTAGATAGTAGTAAGTCCATTATCTACCCTATAGTTAATTAAATCGTAAAAATGATTATAGGAAACTGGAGTAATTCTGCCGGACCCAATTTCGTCAATTACTAATAACTTACAATTCTTTAGGCGATTAAGATAATCAAAAAATTCAATACTTGTTTCAAAATAGCCAAAGTCACCAAAAATTTCTAACATATTGGAACAAACACAAAACACGCCCTTATCCCCTAAATAGCCGTCAAGTGCAGTTTCAGCTATATACCTTTGTAACAATCTAATTGCCCAACTAGTTTTCCCATTACCTACAATAGGACTAGTAATGACTAAATTATTTCCGTTATGAACTTTGTTCACTACATCGTTACGATACTCTTCTAAAAAGTTCCATAATTGTTCATCCACTTGCCTTCGAACTAATTTTTGAGGTACATAATATTTTTTAGGTACCCCAGATTCAACTAATAATTGATGAACTTTTTTGTTCCAAATATTATTAGCCGTTTTAGAACTAATATTGTTCATTGTTCAGTCCTCGTTTTTTTTTATTTTACATTTAGTTATTTATTTAGTTATATGTCTATGTATAAATGTCTGTATATATAGACCGATGGGGAGCTAAATATCTAGTTTGCTAAGCAGCTATAAGCTGCTGTAAAAATGACTTGTAAAAAGTCTTTTTTACTAGATATACACCTGTTTAAGCGAAAAAATTAAGTTGTTCATAAAAAAACCTAAAACTAGTCTATACTTTTTGCCTAAAATCAGTAAAATCCCGAAAATTTTGGTTTATTTTTGCCTAAAAGCATATCTAATAGCCAAGCTCTTTTAAAAGTCGACAGCGTTAATGGACATGGAATATCAGTGTATATTTTTCCGTAACTGATTTGAATACTCTCGTACAGAAAATTAGCTAACTGAACATTATTTTCAAAATGTTCATAATCCTGTATTCGCTTAACTGTGTTTTGAAAGTTAAACCAATTATAGTCTAAACAACTTTGTTCAAAAATATATTCAAATTGAACGATAAAGAAATAGGCAAGATCTTTCAAACTAATTTCTTCAAAATCTTTGCCTAGTCTTAAGTTCTGTATTTGCTTAGATACGTGAATATAAGACTGATCCCTTTTAGGTAGTTTGGACATAGTAGTCCCAAACAGTCCCTTATTGCCTTTAAATTGTTTAAAATTTAACTTGGTTTTAGACACGTCGTTATCCGTACCTGTTAGCCTCTGTCTGCTCATGTTTTACGCTCCTAGTATATTTACCCTAACTTACTCCTACTCTTTAAAATAAGCCGCAAATATTACGATTTTTTACGCTTTTTAGCCTTCTTAAAACGTAGGGTGTAAGATGTAGTCTCAATTACTGCCTCTTTAAACAAATCCTTATCAATTTTGCCTTCGTAGATAAGGTCCTCTAATAAGTCTTCGTTGATAGTAGGTTTCATTACAAGTAGATTTTGAAAAGCTTCCTTTTCGCTACCTTTAGCATTATCAATAAGAGACTGAACAATAGGGATTGTTTTTGCCTCGTCCATACTTGTTTTAACAGAAGGTGAACATGAAATACTCCACCCACCAACTTCTGCACTTTCAATATCTTCAGCTAACATATATTCTTTAAGGTCGTTCTTTTCCTCTTTGACCGTTTTAGATAGTGTGTTAGCTTCTAAATTATGTTCAGCTGCTACTTCTACAAGTTCTAAAAATTGTTCTTCTGTTTTAATTACTGTCATTGTTGTTAGGTTCCTTTCTTAGTAGTTCATTTACATCTTCGCCAATTTCTTCACTTAGTTCTTTTTTGAAATCCTGCTTGTCTTTCAAAATTTTATTACGTTCTCCCCACATATACTCCCTATTGTAGAAAGCTAAATCTCCTGGCAGAATTCTGTCCCTAAACTGAATAAGTTTTTGAACACCTTCCTCACTCCAATAGCGAGATCCCTTCTTATCCAAATCTGTGCGGTACGTAGGTAGTACAAACGGGAAATGAATATTATGTTCCCTTGCGTACTCCTCCGCTCCGTACCAAACACGAGTAATGGTAGTGTGACTGCGTTCTACCATTTTACAAACCTCGGATACGCGGTAATATTTAATACCGTTAATCTCTTTCATCTAAAAGTCTCCTTATTTTCAAGCATTGTTCCTTAGTAGGAAGTTTATCAAATCTTAACATTCGAACCACTGTAGATTCACTAATGTTCAGTAATTGTCCAAGCTCCTTATTAGTATAAGAAGCGGTTAAGTACGCAAGCATAGTGCAGTGATCCAAGGGGGTTTTAGGAAGAGGACCTTCCAACTTCCTTTTAACGTCCAGTCTAGTCCTGGACAGTTTGCTTAATGTATGCACCTAGTAATTACCTTTTAAGCAGTAAGTCCATTACTGTAGACAGTTTATTTTTCAAAGGCACACCGTCTACAATATAGTCTGCAAGTTCCCCTTTACTTGCAACAATGTCCTCAATTGTTTCGTCTATTGTGTCTTTGCAAACTAGGGTAATAATATTTACAGTTGATTTAGCTCCAATGCGGTGTGCTCTATCTTCTGCTTGATCCTTTTCCCCTCTAGTCCAAGGACTGTCTAAAAATATTACCGTAGTAGCTTTAGTTAGGGTGAACCCTGTACCTAATGCTCCAATAGTACCGCAAATTACAGATGGACCTTTACTACTTAAAAACCTTTCTATTTCTTCAAATTTGTCTTTCGTCTCACCTGTCACTAAAAATGTAGGAAGACGAGCTTTGCACAAATCGTAAAAAGGAGTAACTACTTGTTCCCAATTACTGAAAACAATAACGGACTTACCGTCCCCTGCTAGTTCGTCTATAAGTTCAAACGCTCGTTCATACTTAGCTGACTTAACTGACTTACTTGTTAGGATGTTTGGGTTACCTGTAGTCTGCCTTAACCTAATTGTTTCGGCTAGTGGGTTACTACTTAGCATTACCTTGTCAATATCCTCAATTAGTTGAGTCCTAACCTCGTTGTAAATTTTACGTTGGTTAGCATTCATGTCTACATATTCAGTTGATCTTATCTTTGGAGGCAAGTCTAGTACCTGCTCCTTAGTACGTCTTAGCATATTGTTGTTCACTAAATCCTTCAGTTCGCTTAAATGTCGGTATCCTGTAACTTGTCCAAAGTTATCCAACACACAATAACGAGCTTTGAAAGCACTAAATGAATGATTTTCAACCCCCAACCACTTAAGTACATTATAAGTATCTACAGGAGTATTAAGTAAAGGCGTTCCAGTCAAAGCTAGTTTATAGTGACTTTTCAAATTATGTAAAGCCTTGCCTAACTGACTGGATGGGTTTTTACATTTATGAATCTCGTCCACTACCACCATACCTATAGTGCCGTTCAGTGTTAATTCCTTAACACTTGCCGAAAAGGATTTATCTCGTAGTGTTTCAATGTTAGTAATTAAGAAGTACTCACTATGCCCTGCTAGTAAGTCTTCTGTTCTTTTACTAACTGAATCAATTACAACTGAATCAGTTCTAGTTACACGGGATCCTAAAATACGAGCAGATTCGTTTGAATGAACCTGTACTTCCTTTGCCCAGTTCCATTTTAGTCCACTTACACAGCAAACAATAAGACAATGTTCGAACTGTCCCTTCCTGCTTACAGCAATGTCAATAGCCTGCTTAGTTTTACCAAGTCCCTGTTCGTCCCCTAGTAGAAAACTAGGATGTTCCTGTGCGTAGCTAAAACAGTCTAATTGGTGTTCAAAAGGTTCAGTTTTGAAAGTAAAACTAGAGTCAATATTAGTTTGCAGTTTATTTTTCGAACTAATATAGTCCTTAATATCCTTAGGTAATTTACCACTAATTTCAACATCCCAATAAGACAGAACATCTAGTAGTTCCAAAAGGTACCTACTTGGAACCTCAAACTGATTAAAACCTCGTTCTACTATTTTAGGAAGTGTGCTTAGTTGAGAAGATAATAATTCTTCGTCCTCCGTGTCTTTAGGTATGGAGATATAAGCACTATTTCCTTTTTTATGTAGCCGAGATTTTGCGATCTCAATCTTAATCATAAGTTAACCTTGCTTAGCTGCTGCGTGTGAGAAGTGAATAAGTTCCATAGCAGTATCCAAGTCTTCCATTTTGTTAATGTTATAGAAACCGTCAATAGGCCATCCATAAGAAGCAGGAACAATACGGTCTAACTTCTTCTTAGTTTCAGGATCCATGCCTCGTGTAAGTACGTTAATACGCAAACGAGTTTTACCTTGAAAAATTTTGACAAAGTTGTATTTGTGGCTATACTTAATGAACTGTGTTGTCACACCTCGTCGACTTGATGGATAAGCTTCACTAATACGTTTTTCAAGTTCCTTTGTAATGGACAACACGTGATCACTCTTAGGAGTTCCCTTGCGTTTAGTAGTAACTTCTTTAATACCTACTTCCTCCACACTATTTTCTTCTTCGATAGTGTGTTTAACAACTGCTGGACGTTTAACAGTACGAACTTTGCGTACCTTAGGTCCTGCTACAGGTGCGGGTTTAGGAACCTCTACTTCTTCAGTAGCAGGTTCCTCAATAACCTTATACCAGCGTTTCAATGTCCCTTCTGCTACAGATTTAGTATCACCTGTAACTACATCGGTAAGTGTATACTTACCCTCCCAAAATCCTTTAACAGTAAACTCATTACCGTTACGAGTGTTAGTTACTTTAGTTCCTTGTTTTAATTCTGCCATTGTTTAGTCTCCTTAGTTATTATTTTGAAAGAATTGTGTCAATTTGTTTGTTCAACTGTGCTAGTTGTGATTTACGACGGTTGCTGACTTTTCCTCTTGCCAACCAAGTTTTCTTAATTTTGTCTTGGAGATTATTTTGACGAACTGTCAATTTTTCAAAAATGTTCATGCGAACTGCGTCTTCGTTATCTTCAAGTGAGATACAAACTGTGTCCCCAATTAAACCTAAACGATTTGCTTCTTTGGAAAGGTTGTTAAGACTAAATGTCATTCCTCTATGTCCTAAAATTGTACCTTCGTCGTTCAATAGTTTAACAGTTTTAGCACGTTTTTCAACTAGTACTGGAACATAGTAAAATTGACCTACTTCTTTTAAAATACCTACATAAATTTCGTCTACTTTGTTCATTGTTTTTAGCTCCTTGTTTTATTTACACTTATATTATATAGTAATACGTTTTAAATGTCTACCGTTTTACCTAAATTTATTCACTTTTTTTTTCAAAAAAAATGTTCACTTATTTCAAGGCACAAGAAAAGGACGTAAGTAACCAAGTAAACTTACGTCCTGTCCTACCAAGTATTGCCGTAAAACAATGAACAAATAAATTATACTAAACTAAAGAAAATTATTCCATAGTAGTAGTATAGAGTTTATTCATAGTAGTTAACTAAATCATCTTTATTCCATGTAGAAAGCCAGATGTTGCCATACTGACCAAACTGGAACTGACGGAAGTAGTAACCACCGTAGTATCCACCGTCACCTGTGTCTATAACATGAACCTCGTCTCCGTCAAAACTGAAATACATGCCAGGTTTAAAGTCTTTGTCCTCACCGTCAGGCAAGTCATTACCATCTGCGTCTACCCAGTTAACCATTGCTACAGGAATACCGTTTTCAGTCCAATCAAATCCAACTGGACACAAATAGTCACATTTAATTTGCCAAATATCGTTCACGTACTGAACATCATCTGCTTTATAATATGCTTTTGAGTCTGGGATTCGTGTAAGTGTAGGAGTTGCTTCTGTGTTAGGTACTGGAGTAGCAGGAGCTTGTCCGTTATAACGCCATACCTCAATATAAGCAGGACGGTTCCAAGTGTAATAGCTATCCCATGGATAAGTATTGATAGCTTGACCTACTGCACCTTGTGTTGAGAAGTCACAACTAATAAAGTTAACGGAGTCTAACATAACCCCAACGTGACCCCCAGCTCCTCCGGAACTAGCCATATCACTGCCCCATGACATGAGAATAATGTCGTCTTCTTGTGGGTCCCAATCTTCATTGCGACTAATACGCACAAAACCAACTCGGGCAAGTTGTACTCCTAGTGTAACTGTAGATGGAAGTCCACTAATAGCATAACCGTTGTCAATAAGGGCTTGGGACATAGTGCCTGAACAATCTCCAGTCCCGTCACTGCCGTTACGAGACCCATTCATTGAATATGTAATAAGACCTCTGCGGTTAACAAACCACTGACCTAGTACTCCCATATTAGTCCTCCTTAAGTTGAGAAATGTTCATAAGTACACAAGTAATTCCTGACAGAATAATAGTAGATGCTACTACACGCCAGTCCACATCTGACAAAAGAACAGATGATCCAATTACACCAAGTGCTGCTTGTGCCATTGTTTTAGCTACTTTAATTCCAAGTGATTTAAAATATTTATTCATTTACTATTTTCCTTTCATTGCCTGTTTAATTTCTACAATATCCCCTTTTAAGTCACTGATTGCACCAGAAAGGTGGTCAATGCGTTCTACTAAAGCAAGAGTAATTTTTTGTTCCTCCTCGTGCTTATCCAAGCGACGATTATGACTGTCAATTACCTTCTCCTGCTCTGCGTTCACAACTTCCAAAGTTGTTAGACGTTTTTCAAGGGTAGAAGTCTTATTTTGTGAGCTTAGATAAAATCCTGCACACGATACGATGATTGGTAAAATCACTGTTACCAACCATCCTGCTAATTCACGTTCCGTCTCCTGCATTAGTTATTATTTACCTCTTCTTTCTACTGCACCTACACGGGCTTCAAGTGCTCCCACTCTATTACGCAAGGCACTAAAATCACCTTGTATAAAACTAGCTAAATTGTTGTGAGCTGATTGTGCCAAGTTCCTAATAGCATTATCCGCAGCTTGCCGGGCAGCTACCTCAGAATTGTGACGACTTACCGCCCTAGTCTCTACATCAGTAGTATAGTTAACTGCCTGATTGATTTGACTTTGGCGAGTAGCTTGTTCTTGTCTATTAGCCTCAGCTGCGTTGTCCGCGACTTGCTTTTCACGTGCTTGTGCATTTTTGTCGTTCTGTGCGACAGTTCTATTCGTCTTATCCGTTTTTGCAATCATACCACGTTGACGAGATGAGTTCATATTAGACTCCGTGGATACAATGTTTCGAAGATCCTGCATATCCTGTGCTTGACTTGTTGTGTCTGCACGTGGGTCTTGAAAAGAAATGACACTTTTAGTTAAGTTTGAGAAGTTGATTTTACGTTTAGTAACAATTCGCCATTCGGTAATCTCGTACTTCTCGTCTAGTATTAGCTGACTCTCTAACAAGTCCGGTAATTGTTCCTGACTATAAAGAGCAGCGTCTACGTCATAACTAACAAAGGGACTTGAGTAGATACGTAAATGTTCACGCATCGCCTCCATCATTTCCCACTTGTTACGATAGCGGTTATCATCTTTTGATTTTTCAATAATCCGCTCCGGAGCCCCAATGCGTCTAAAATAGGAAGTATCATCTAAGTAAGACTTGCCTCCGTTAATGTCCGCAATTGTAATCTCGTCCCCGTTATCGTCCGTAGATGTCAGTGTGTAACGAGTACACAAATTTCGACTGTCTACAGTACGAGTGATAGAACTAACTGACTTACCAACTACTAGAGGAAAGTCCTTCTTAGTCATTTGATACACTTGAGGGAAGATTACAATAGTAACTCCCTTATCGTGCCTACGGTATCCAAACACTACCTCTAAATTGTACTGCCTTAGAATATATCGTAGGTTGTGCAAACGTGAGTTCATGTCCTTAGTTACGGAACGAACGTTAATTGACTGAACATCTGTAGGAAGTACCCAACTAACATCAAGTCCTCTAAACTGGTCACTTAACATACCCGCAATAGTTGTATTTTCATAGTTACAAGGCATGCGACCTCCGTCACCTAGTTCGTACCACAGTGCGTCACAGGATACACTAGAACCCCTATTTTTATAGTAGGTATCTTCCAGCAGTTTAATACGAAACCACCTACCACCGAACTCAATTAGACGCTCTACGTAAATGTCGTCGTAGTAAGGACTGTCGTTCAAAATACTAAATTTGAGTTGTTCCGCTCCGGTTGTTCGAGTAACTCGTTCGTCATTTAGGATAATGTTATAAGCCCTACGCAAAACACCAATAGGACGAAATGACTCGTCATAAAGGGTAATTAAACTACCTTTTTCAGGTGTTAGTGGTAATCCATCACTAAAAGTCATTATCGTCCTCCTTAATAGAACTTGGGCAAAAGTTCCAAATATGTATTAAACGCAATAGGAGCTCGTTTACTCCAGTCACGATTTTGAAAATTCACTAACTGCAATTTAACCTCACCGTGCGGAATTTGGAAAAATTGTCCTTTAGTGTATAGTGAAAATTTCATTTGTTTGGAAGTTCCTGTATGTACGGTAATTGTAGGTTCACTAAAATCAATGACAATTCGAGTTTCAGGAGTCAAAATAGTTTGATCCACTTCCCCAATAGTTAGCGAAGGACCGTATTGATAAATACCTTCCTCGTTCGGTATTAGCAACGCAAACTCAATCCTACCTGTAATTTCCCTATCACTAGAAAATTCAAGTTTGAAATCGTGTGTTGCCTTACCTTCGTTATAAATCGTAAAACGGTGATAATCCTGTATACGATCTCCTTTAAAAGTACCAGTTACATGGGAAGCAGAATATTCGTAAGCGTCCTTAAATGTAATGGTAAACTCGTAAATGCCCTTACAGGTACCCTTATCCGGTACACTTGTAAAGGAAACAAGTTTGCCGGAAGTAATGTACCCAATTCGATAAAAACCTACATTTTCCAAAGTAGAAATCTCTGCGTACCCCTGTGAACGACAGTATTGTTTAAACTTACGTAAGCTATTCAGTACCTCAAGTTCACTGGAGTCCTCAATAATAATTGTAAGGGATCCCTTAACGTTGTCAAATAAGTCGTTATGAGTAGGGACAATCCCGTCAATACCTTCTAAATCTGACCCTCCGTTATCCTTTGGAGAACCAATTACAGGTTCCTCGTACTCTAGTACTGAAACCCCAAACTCTGAAATATCAGTGCCGTTAATAAACAGGGTGCTCGTATTAGCCACACTAAATTCCTCCTTAAATTACTGCGGTTGTGTCACCTAAACTTTTAAGTGAGCGGATATCCTTGTCGTACAATCCACGTGAAATTGCTTCCAAGTCAGTATCGTCTCTTACTATTATAGTACCAATTTCAACATTAGTTGTTGATTTAGTTCCCATAGGTTGTAGATCTGTGTTAGTGTCCTTATTAAGATAAGGTGTTACATAGCTACCAAAATTGTTCACATTTGCCAAACTGTCTAACAAGTCTTGCGTTTGTGGAGCTACTAAACTATTAGGGATAGCTTTTTGAACAGTATCGTAGGCTTTTGAAAATTCTTTCGAAATACCTACAGCGTCAATCTCAGGTTCAATGTTCGACATAGCGTCTGAGACTTGCCCTGCCATACTTTTGGCTACACTAACAGCTCCATAAATCATAGAACCAATACCGTTAATGAAACCTTGCCCAGTATGTCCCCCAAGTTCGAACATCTTACGAGAAGGTGAATGGATGCCCAAAGCTCCCTTAACTGCGTCTAACGCACTTTTTGCCAAACTTGCAGCTTTACTAATAACTCCACTTAGCATAGATCCCATACCGTTAATGAAACCTTGAACAAATTGAACCCCTGCGGATACCATTTGACCAGCAAAGCTAGTAACAGAAGAAACGGCTTGAGATGCCATAGACGTACAAGCACTTATGACTCCACCAACACCACTTGTAAATCCACTAGCTACATTACGAACCCATTCAGCCCCTCGTTGTAACATTTGTCCAATAAAGCTACCGAGTGAACTAATAGCTTGGCTACCAGCAGATACCGCACTGCCAATAAGGCTACCAATTCCGGACATCATACCTTGTGCAGTACTTACAATCCATTGTAACCCGGCTGAGATAAATTGACCAACTAGGCTTAATAGTGTAGATACTAATGTTGAAACAAGAGTCCAAGCAGCTTCTAATAGGAGTGGGATTGCTTGGATAATACCCATTACCAAAGCTCCAATCAATTGGAACGCAAGTGCGATTAGGGTAGGCAAGTTTTCGATAATAGCTTGTCCTAACGTAGTCATAATTTGCACCGCAGCTGCTGCCATTTGAGGGTAACACTGAATAAACCCTTCTAGTAACGCATTGATAAGTTGAACAGCTGCGTCTACAATCAATTGAATATTATCACTAATAGCTTGGATAAGTGCTTGTAATAACTGTACTGCTGCATCAATGATCATTGGCAGATTTTCAATTAAGGCATTCACTAACGCCATAATAATTTGAATAGCACCTTCAATAATCATTGGTAGATTTTCCACAATGGCGTTAATTAGGGCAGTCATTATGGCAATACCTGCTTGTATCATTAAAGGAAAAGCTTGGGTAAATGCTTGTACTAGAGTGTTGATAATTGTTGTAGCAGCTTCAATAATAGCAGGTAGGTTTTGAGTAATTGCGTTAACAAGGGAAGTCAAAATCTGCACACCTACTTGAATAAGAGCAGGTAAGATTTGAACAATTCCCTGAATCAATGCCTGAATAATTTGCCCACCTGCCTCTAAAATTGTTGGTAAGGCTTGTAAGATAGCTCCTCCAATAGTTGTTAGAGTAGAACTAATAGTACTTACAA